TTGTCATTTACTTTTAGTTTTTTCCAACCTCTCTTAGAAGCTTTTGATATTTCCTGACTATTTTTATAATAATTCATCATCCAGTTTAGAGGTCTCTGATAGGTTCTGATATTTATACTTTTAAATAAATATAGATGCGCTAGCCTATGATCTTCATAATTTATTTCAACTATATTCCAATCTTCATTTTTATATTCTGGGAAAGTGCTTCTTGGTAGAATATGATGTTTCTCGGTATATACTTCACTGTCATCATCATCTAATTTGTACTCCAATAAGAGTGATATATACTTATTCAAATAATACTCACTATCTATTTCTTTATGCCTTTCTATTAGCTTATTTTTTATAAAATTATATTCTTTCATATTCTATATATAAAATTAACACTTACCCCTGTTGTTAAAGTTCCATTCATTTCTACTTTTTTAAACAATGTTATGAATTCTTTTTTTATATTATTTAGAGTATAGAAACCACCCACTCTTAAATTTATATCAGAATAAAGTTTATCTACCCCAATACCTTTAATTATATACAAACAATATCCATTTTTATAATAATCGTTTTTATCCATATTTGCCAAATATTTGCCAAACTTAATACAAGTTTCAATGCTACTTGATAAGTATATTCTATCTGGGTGTGATGATAGTTTACTTCCAGATTTTGGTGTTAAGCCATTTTTTAGTATTTTATTCTCAAATTTCAATGGTGAAGCATGATATAACACTTTTGGTATTTTATTTATTTCTCTATCATATTTAGCTTCTATAAAAACATTATCACATGTCATATGTTTTATATCTTTTTCATTTAGTAAATCTATATCTATCTGGTCACTACCGTTAAAAGCATTAGATATAAAATACCCTAAATTATTTATCAGTGGTATATACTTACCTAAACTACTACTCATTCCCTCAATAGATATATCACCTTCTTCATATTTTTTTATGTTCAATTCTGGAAATTTTTTATTTAATATTTTCACAGTAGTTTCAGTGGGTTGAGAATAAATAAGACCTTCTTTTATTGGTATTTTGCCATTCTTTGTATTTTCAATAAATGAATTATAAATATATTCATCACTATATACACTATTATTACCATTAACAGTATTGTTTATATAATCATTATATTCTAAAATAAACTTAAATTTACTCATTTATTTTTTCTCATTTTATCAATAAACTTATCGTTTATATCATCTTCACTTGTTATTTCACTAGCTTTTTTAAACTTTCCATTAGAAAGTGGAACATTATAATCTGATTTTAATTCTATTTCAAACTCACCAAAATTAAGTATTGTATACTCTACCTTTTTAGTAGTCTCTTCCATTTTCTTTTTAATAACTTCTCTTTTCTTACCACTTACACCACCATCGATGTAAAAGAAGTCTTTATCAGGTATGCTTTCGCTTAAATTTTTAAGTAACTTTTCACCATACTCAATAGTATGAAATAATACAAGTGTATTATCATCACACTTATCAACTATTTTTTTAATAAATTCCATTCTTTTATCTGATAAGTGAATGTAGTCTTTTTCTATACCAAAAGCTTCTTTTCCTAGCCCAGCTTTTCTAATTTGTTTTATTCGGTCACCAAATTCTGGATCATCATGATTCATAACAACTGCTTTTATCTCCATGTCTGATATGATTCCTTTTTTCTTTAGCTCATCTGCTGATACTTCTGTTATTTTAGGTCCTAACACAGATTGTATTGTTAATATCTCACAAGAATCTTCGTCAGGGAATGTACCAGAAACACCAAATCTAGAATAAGCTGATCCTATTGTTCTCTTTAAAATTTTGGTCATGGTTTTGGCTTTAGCACCATGTGCCTCATCGGTTACAACCGTGTGGAACTGTTTAAAGAACTTCTTATCCCACTTCTCCAATGATTGGTATGTTCCTATGTAAACATTAGCGTTCTGGTTTCCTGAATGCTTTCTAGGCTTTTCAGACATAACTTCTTCAACTCTTATATCACATGGTTTGTGTTCTTTATTCATTATTTCATCTGAATTGTTCTTTTCCATCTCTAATAGGTTGTTATCCCCAAAGTTGTATTCTAGGAAGTTATCATAAAATTGTGTAACTAAAGTTATCGAAGGAACTATTATAAGAAACTTAGCCTTTGGATCGATATTTTTCAGTGTATAAAATAAAACTATCGATATTATTAACGACTTACCACCCGAGGTTGCTACTTCTGCCATACAATATCTATTTTTAAGTATTTTATAAGCTGAGTGAATCTGGTGTTCGTATGGCATAAAACTGACCCATTCACCTGATTTCTTTTTAACTTTATGTGTTTTAAAAAACTCTTTGCAAAATTCTGTCACTTTTTCTAAAGTAACTTCTCTATTTATTGGAAAGTCTTTTTTATTTTCCATAGTAAAGGGAACTCCTATTTCAGAACATCCTCTTAGAGCTTCTTTCCACAAACCCAAATCAATTCTACCCTGTTTAAAATACTTCTGTTTCCCATCCCAAACGCCCATTTTGTACGGTGGCATAAATCTATATCCCTTTACGTGTCTAGTGAGCCATATTTCCATTTGGTGGTATTCTACTCTAGTTGCTTCCGATACTACTAATTCTTCGGTAGCCTTGTCATATCTAAATTTCATACATATTATATATTATTTTAGGCATTTGTTTAAGTATTATTTAACTAAAAGGAATTGACTCTATTTAATATATAATAAAAAATAAAATAAAATATGTTTAAAAAAATAGGCAACCTTTTAAAAGAATTACTAGGAATAGAACCAGCTAAAAAGGAAAGTAAATTAAAACCAACTGATCCTGTGAAAAAAGCCAAAGAAAACAAAGAAAACACTGTCGAGAAAAAAAGTGATGAAAAAAAGGCAACAAAGAAAAAGAAAGTAACAAAGAAGACAACTACTAAAAAGAAAACGACTGCTAAGAAAAAGTCACCTGCTAAGAAAGCACCTGCTAAAAAAGCACCTGCTAAAAAAGCACCTGCTAAAAAGAAAACGACTTCCAAAAAGGCAACTAATAAAGCTACTGATAAGAAAGGTAGTGCTAAGAATAAAAAGTAATAAGAAACTTAGATATAATGTCGAAACCCACTAATATACAGTGGGTTTTTTTATTTAAAAAAAGAGACTTGTTTATTTAATATATAATAAAAAAATAAACAATAATATGAAAACTAAAATTGAAATGGGAGATTACTGCATTTGTGTAGAAGAGCAAGACGGTGTTATCTCTGTAAAAGCCGAGAAAGATGAAGAAACAGTAGAAGAATTTTCTATTGATATGGATGAATCTGGAATGGATGAAGAAGAAGCTCAAGAAGAAGAAATCCAAGACTTCGATGAGTATGATAAAGAAGAAGATGAAGACGAGCAGGATGAAGCTCAAGACGAAGATGAAGGTGAAGCACAAGAGCTTCCTGCATTAGAATCTTTTCAATCTTTTATAAACAGAAAATAATAAAACCATTTGAAAAAGTTTAACCAATTTACATCTGGGTCTAACTCAGATGACTATCTATTGTACTATAGTTTTGATATGGATGATAATATACTTATCATGCCAACCAAAATTCATATGGAAAAAAAGGTAGATGGTAAATGGGTTAAAAAAAGTATATCTACTAAGAAATACTCTGATATTAAAAATAAAGATGAGTGGAGAATGGTAGATGGTGACCCTGAAAAAGCCTTTTCTGAATTTAGAGATGAGGGCGAAAGGGGAAAGGATGCTTTTATATTGGATGTGAAAGAAGCAATAGAAAATAAAAAATATGGTCCATCTTGGGAAGACTTTAAAGAGTGTATAACAAATGGATCTATATTTTCTATTATAACAGCTAGGGGTCATAGTAGTGAATCTATTAAAAGAGGCATTACATGGATTATAGATAGCGTATTAACAAAAAATGAGTTATACACAATGTATAATAACCTTATTAAGTTTGCTTATTTATATAACTATGATGGTGGGAAATATGATAAAATTCTTAAAGGAAAACCTAGCGATAATTATTTAGTGAATAAGTATATAAACAACTGCTATTTTATTGGTGTTACATCACCTGAAATAGGTGGTGATGCTAGTAATGTTAAAAGATTAAAAGGTGAGTACCTTTTAATGTTCAAAAAGAAAATTAATGAATTTGGAAATCGAATAGGGAAGAAGGTAAAAGTAGGATTCTCTGACGATGATCAAGATAATGTTAAGCATATAGAAGATTTGATATCTAATATAAACAAAGAAGAATTCCCTAATATAATTGAGTATGTAGTTAAAAATACTAAAAATCCTAATAATGTGACAAAAGAAATATCAAGACTTAATGAAACAGGAAATCAAACACCTGGAAAAGAAAGTTCTGTACTTCCTTTTACACAGTTTAATAATATGACAAATAAACTATATCCAAAAGGTTTACTCAATAGACAAGATGATTTTGCTAACCAAATTAGAAGGCAATCCGAATTCTTAGCAAAAATGTCTAAAGATTTATTAGACAAAAGAAGAGAATTTAATAAAGAAAAGGAAGATAAAAATAAAGAGGATAAGGACTCTGATAAAAACCAAGACAAATAATTCACTTAATTTTAATATTTTTACATCTAAACTAATTATTTTTTAGTTATATATACAATATGGATAAAGATTATATTAAAAGCATAATTCAAAAAATTTTAAACAAGGAATTTTCAAACCACCAAAAAAGAAAAATGGTGGATTACCATGATAGGTTTAATTTTGCATGTCCTTACTGTGGTGATAGTCATAGGAAAAATAGTGCTAAAAGAGGTAACTTATACTTAAATAGACTTTTCTATGTGTGCTTTAATTGTGATAAAAAAACTACATTAGACAAGTTTGTAAGGGATTATAATGAAATGATTGATCCTGATAAAAAGCTAGAGATGATTGAGTATCTTGATAGCGTTATGACTTACACTGATTATAGTAGTGAATTTGTAGATGCTAAGTTTGATGATTTAATAGATTTCTCAGAGTTAGAAAGAGTTTTTAGCCAAAATATAACACCAATATCCGATTTTAAACCGATTGATCCTAATGGTGGAATATATAAATATCTTGTAAAAAGGGGTATACCACCATCAGCACATACTAATATTTACCAAGGTAAATTCTGGATAACAGAAGACCAATCCCAATGGGTAATAATAATGCTGAACAGGCGTGGTGATAAGGTTTTAGGGATGCAAGTAAGAAACCTTAAGCAAGGTAAGAGAAGAATGTTCAAAATATACAACTATGAAAGCTTATTAGAATGGATCAATTTTGGTAAAGAAGAAGTTAAAGAGCCAGATGTTAATAAATTAATTATATATAACAAGCTTTCGTATTATTTCAATATCCTTAATATTGATTTTGGCAGTGAGATAACAGTGTTTGAAGGATACTTAGATTCATTATTTTTCCCAAACAGTATTGGTCTTGTAGGGGTGAATACAGATTACAAGTTCATCGAATCTAACGATTTAGATTTAAGATATTTCTTTGACAATGATACTGCTGGGTATAAGAAATCAGTTGAAAAATTAAAAGAAGGATATAAAGTTTTCTTATGGAAAAAACTTTTCGAAGATATAGTAGACAAGAAAAATCCTTATGATCCTTATAGACTTTTTTATAAAATTTCAAAAGTTAAGGATTTAAATAAATTATCAGAATTAGTCCCAGATTCCTATTTTAAATTAGGTTTGGAAAATTACTTTAGTAATGATATTTTAGATATCAAATGGATTCCTAAGCCTAATAACAAGTGGGTGGATTACGATAGTGATTATAATAGGAAGTTTGAAAATTTGAAATATTTATAACTATATAAACTTTTCTTTTGTTACCTTTTTATTCTTAAGTCTTAAGTACGTTTTAAAGCTTATATCACCTTTCTCATTGTTACAATCACTACAACACACAACTAGGTTAACTTGTGTGTTGTTGCCCCCATTAGATATTGGAACTATATGATCTGCTGTTGCATTATTAAAATCTAATTTTATATCACAGTAAACACATTTTGAGTTTCTGTTATTTTTTAGATAGTTTTTAGCAAAACCAGATGTTTTTCTTCTCACATTCCGACCATTATATTTAAGTCCCACGACTACAAAATTTCTTAATATTTTAAATTTTTTCCTATATATCTCACAACTTTTATAGTTGGAGTTAAATAAGATGATAATCATTATTAAGTATTTAAATTTTTTGTAAAATTTATAATCAACTGATAGAAAGTGTTGATTTTTGGCTTTTGACAAGTATACTAATTTAGTAAGTGTGCTTAACATATCTTATATTATATATTTAATTATGTAGTGTCCCAAAAAAGTATTATATTTGCTAAATGAACAACTTAAAAGTCATATCAGGTGGTCAGACAGGAGTAGATAGGATAGCTTTAGAAGTTTCTTATAGACTAAATATTGATACAGGTGGATATGTTCCTAAAGGATTTTTAACAGAGACTGGTAGAGACTATTCTCTTAAAAAATACAGTGTTATAGAATCTGGATCATCCAAATATCCTGTTAGAACTGAGCTTAATGTCAAGCACTCAGATGGCACTATATATTACTCAAAAGATCTAAATTCAAAGGGTTACAAGCTGACTAAAAAGTTTTGTGATAAATTAGGGAAACCTTTCATATTAAATCCATCGGTTGATGAATTTAATATGTTTGTGGAAATAAATGACATAAAAGTATTGAATATAGCTGGTAATAGAAAGAGCAAGTTAACAGATAAGAATATGAATGCTTTAAATAGATTACTTGAAAAGAGTTTACTATCTTGTATTTAAAAATAGTTTTTCCTATTTAATATATATTATATGGGAAAAAATATTAAAAAATACGTCATAAATATAGGATCTGGAAACAGAGAAGGTAAAAGCATTCAAATAAACCTATCAGGTAGAAAGAAAGTTAACCCAGATCAACAAAAATCCAAAAAAGAGAAATCTAATAATATATTCATAACTGGTTTTTTTGGTTGGGAAAATATAAAGTGGGTATTTAGAGAATTTTGGAAAATATATTCTGATGAACCATCTTTTTTCTCTAAAAAGAGGTTTGAATCTTCTATTGGGTTTGTCATTGGACAAGCAGGTATGATACTATATCTATGGAACAACTACAATACTATAACAATGTCAGAGTTTTTACTATGGGCAGGTGCTGAATTTGTTGTAGCTGGTTATTATGTAAACCAAATACAACGTGAGAAAAAAAGCAATGAAAATACCTTTACCATAAATGAGGAAGACTTCTATGAAGAAGAAGATATCCCAGATAATAAAGAAGCGGAAGATACAGATGCTGATCTCCCGACTAATTTATAATTCTAAATAATCTAGCACTTCTTCTTTAGAGAAAAATTCTTTATCATCAACTAAAAAAGTAGTACCACCACTATTCAGTGATATTATTTTTCCATTTATTTTTATTTTTCCACTAACTACCTTTCTGTCTATATCATCAGCAAGGCTTTCTAAATCTAATTCGTAAATATCATTTACGTCACTACCTATCGGTTGTGGTGGGGATGGTCTGTTTGTTTTGCTTTTATTTTCCATATTTAATTATTTATTTTTATCTTTTAATTCTGATATAATGTAGTCTAGAAAATTATCTAATTCATATTCTAATCCACTACAAAATTCAAATACATCATAAAAGGTTTCATCATCTACAAAATGAAAGAAATCAGGAACTGTCTGACCTGCATTAAATAAGACTATTTTACCTTTTAAAATACCACTTATATATTTATTATTCCCTACTTCTAAATCTGGTACGTATAAAGTTCCATAAAAGTGAGTTTCCATGCCTTTTATTTCAGTGTGTGAATATTCGAATTTGAATATATCGTCTAAATCTTCGAATAAATTTTCAGATTCTTCTTTTATGATTATGTCATGAATTTCATCCTCGTTGCCAATTGCGTGAGCATCTAAAAAATCTTTTTCTAACTTGTTTATAGAATCTAAACCATACTTCGAAATTTTATCAAGTAAATCATCTACTCTTTCTTTTTTCGAATATCCATCATACCTCATTACAGTGTTCATTTTAATGATTATTTTTATATAGTATATATTAAAATTATGCCCTCAAAATGCCTTTAATAACCATATTCACCATATCATTAACCTTTATATCTCGACATTGGTATATTACTATATAAGAATTATTTAAACTTTCTATGTCTATGTAATCTTTTCCATCTAACACACTATTTAATTTTCCGACTCTGGTTAGTTTTTTAGATGTATCTTCCCATACATCTATAAATAGATACATCATACCATCTAAGCCTTTGTCACTATGTGAAACTATCTTTTCATAGTCTGCACCTTCGTAAAACCTATAAATAACACCCTTTATATATTTCTCATGTACCAGTAACATATCAGCGAATAATTACCAAGGAAAGTCATCACTATCGTCATGGATATCGCCTAAATCATCATCTTCTGATTGAGAGGGTTGTGTGTTTCCGAAGCCAGCAAATATATCCATAACAACTGATAACCTTTTAGTTATAGTTGGCATCCCCAGTGGCTCTATAATAGAGTTTATTGGTGATAATATAGATTTAGCAAATTGAGTATCATAATCAATCTCTGGTGCAAATTCAACAGGATATGATCCTCTCATATAGGCAAACATATCAGTTACTTTTTTATCTTTACAAACATAGTATTTAATCTTAGTACCTGATTTTATAAACTCATATTTGTCTTGTAATGGCTTATTCTCTTTTAAGAGATGATTGTAGTAAGCTGCTGACTTAACAGCGAAGTGCGCCCCTGAAACAAAGCTTAGGGGTAATGTTTCATCATTGAGTACTTTCTCATCATACTTATTAACAGAAGATTGCATAGATATATCATCGATATCAGCTAACTCAAATTCTTTCCTTAAGCTTTTGACTAATTTAAGAAGTTCTTTAATATTAAATGTGTCTGGGTTAGAAAATAAATATTTTACAATATTTACAATTTTATCTCTAGCGAAGGCTGGTGTTGAAGATCTAACAAGTTCTACACCCTTAGGGAATATATAATCCATTCTGGTATATGGTATGCCATCTTCGAATAAAATATGCTGAATATATTTCTTTTTAGCAATATTTATTATAGATTCTGATATTCTCTCCAATTCAAAATCTTCTTTATTTTCAACACCATAGCTATTTGCGTGTTCGTCTAACATCTGTTTAAAGAAATCAGCAAACCTTATTTGGTCAATGCCATTAATGAAATCCACTTCATTGCACCAGTTCCAATGTAAGTCTTCACCATAGTTCCTATCTTTTAATAGCTCTATAATTTCCTTATTATTTGAATAAAACCCATCTATTAATATTAGATCAAAATCTTCCTTTAACGATTCTTTGAAATTAGAAATGTCTTCATCAGTGTTTCCCTCAGATATAACTTTACTCACTAGATTTGGATTGTCTATTTCAAGCTTATTTTTAGAAAGTACTATAAATGGTTTACTCACTGAATTAAGGTATTCAGAGTTAAATACTCTATCTTTCCAATTACAGTGATCCATACAAGGCTTAAAGGATACAAAAATAGAATCGGTATCACCATATATGCTGACAGGTTCTTTTTTATCAATAGAAGTTACATTATCTATTGATAATTTTTTATGAAGTTCGAAATCTAAATGCCACTGTTTATACCAATATTCTTCATTATCCTTATCCATCTTTTTAGTAAGCTCTCTACCCTCTGCTGTTATAGTACCTGCTACATGGTTATTATATAGAATAAAGTAAGGCGCAGCAAATGCTCCATAGCTACCATTAAGAACTAGCTTTAAAGCAAGCTGAAGAGCGTTATAATAATCTACCTCTTTCTTTATTTCGCTTGCTTGTTTTTCAAGTTTCTGTATTTCTTTTAATTTATCAGACATATTTTATACCTATTTTTTATCTTTTTTATTGTTGCTATCCTCTCCTATGATATCATTTATCATATACTTTCTTAATTTAGACTTTAATTTTTCATCAGAAATGCCATCTGATAATATCTCCGAAATTTTGACTAAGTTATGCTTTATCCTTTCATAATCCTCCAATACTTCACCATTCATATACTTACCACCTTTCCACAGAACCTCTATTCTTTCATCACCCTCATCTACTGCTAGAATAAAAAATTGTACATTTTCATAAGAGTTAAAATATTCAGAAATATATCCAACTTTTGCATCAGCACTTTGTCGGCTCATTCTGCCTATATTTACATATACTGTGAATATAGGGTTATCTAAATCTAATTCTTTTCTTTCGTTATCTTCTATCATCGTTACTTTATTTTTTATAAATCTTCATCTTCAAAATCTTGCTCATAAGAAAGCATTAAGTTACTATTTTCTTCTTTAACTAATATAAAATTCGCAAATAGGCTAAAATCAATACTCTCTTGTTTATTATCAATACACTTTAAAAATCTTTTATTTAAAATAAAAGATTTATTAATTGGATCAATGTTTCCTATTTCTAAATCCCAAGCAGATTGCTCATAAAAACTAACTTTGCCATCATCTACATTCACTGTGATTATGTTATTGGAGTTAATTCTAGATAATTTCTTAACATCACTCAATTGCTCATTGCTAATAGTAAAAAACCAATCTCTTAAACTTAAATCTAATTGTGTTTCCAAAACTTCTTTAGTAAGATCTTTCACTTCATAATGTTCCCCTGCTAACCAGTTTACTTTTAATTTACCACCTTTTACCTCTACCTTTCTAGCTATATAAACATCATCACTCTCATTGGACTCACGGTATGTTAGTGTCATCCCTATTAAATCTTGGTCTTTTATGAAGTTGAGGTTCTTGACAAACTTATCACAATTGGGTATAATTACATCGTAGGTATGACTTAGATCATTTTTTGATTTTAAGTACACATCCCTGTCTAGAATGTAATTTTTACAAGCTAACATTATGCCTGTTCCTGCCATAGAATACATAAGTATGTTATCATCATCAATCTTTAGCTTAATAGTCTTATCAATTTTAGTAAGATCTGTAAGCTTATCGATGAAATCACCGAACATCTTGTTGTTAAATTTAAATTTTATTTTATCTGCCATTATTATCCATTTAATTATTGTACTTGAAAACTATAATTTTGTTGTGTAGAAAATTAATATATAACATATGATTAAGAAATTCGACACCTTTATAAAAGAGTCTAAAGACCAATCTAGTGTTATAGACGAAAAAATGTCAGAGTTGAGTGATTTAATAAAAAATTCTACCAATGATACAAATTTTATGTATCAGTGGGAAGATAAAGAAGAAATGGAACTAGTTATAAACTTTGTGATAGACGAAAGTTCATATAGATTTGAATTTGACATAGATGATTTATTCCTCATTAAAATAGTTGGGAATAAGATAGATTATACCAAAAAGGTATCATCTATTGAAGATGGGTTAGATATGATAGAGAAGGATATACAAAAAATAACTGGTTTAGAAGAATCTATTTTATTAGAAAACAACCTTGAAGATGATAATATTTCAAAAATATGCGATCTCATTCTTTCTATTGATGAGAGTAAAATAGATAGTAATTCAGAGATGCCACTCATTGATATATTAGACACACACCTAAATGATATAGATGATAAATTAAGAAAGGAGATAATAGATATCACTTTGTTTAACATGTTTGATAAGCATGAGTTAATAGAAAAAATAGGTTATACTCTTTCAAGCCACGATCTAAGCGATGAAGAAATTGTAAAAGCTTTTGAAAAAGCAGTGAAAAAAATAAAAAGTTATGAATAAATTAAATTACTTAAAGACATTTGAAAATTTTTCCATAAATGAAGAAAGGGAAAATAGCCCAACTGATAAAAAGCTATGGGATAAAGCTCTTAGGTTAGCTAAAGGGACTAGACACGGTGGTTCTTCTTATGTCAGAGTTGGTGGTGAGGAATATGATGCACCTAATGATGGCAAGGGGTTTGAAATTTATCCTAGTGCTTACTCAAATTCTTATGCAGCAAAGATGTATAAAAAATGGGGTGGTAAGTGGAAAAAAACTAACGAAGATTTGAGAGAGTGGCATGATGAAGAATGGGTTAGAATAAACACTGAAGGTGATATAAAAGGGGAATGTGGTAGCATGCCCGATGGTAAAAGTATGCAAAGGTGTCTACCTAAGAAAAAAGCTAAATCACTCACAAAAGCAGAAAGAAAGGCAACTGTTGCTAAAAAAGTAAGAGGTGATAAGAAAGGTAAAAAATATGTAGACAACACTAAGAAAGCAGAAGTAAAAAGCTAGTGTTAAAAAATAGGATAAACGTATTTTTCAATAAGCTTTTGTGCTTCTTTAAGTTTACTTTTTGTAGTCTTTACATCAAGCTGAATTCTCCAATTGTTTACTTCTTCATCCATAGATGAATCAACTTTTGATACATTCATATCAAAGCTTTCAACCATTTCGAACTTATCGCTTTTCTTCATTTCCCCAACAGATAGTTTTCTACTTCCTATTGGGCTTGTGATTAAGTAATTGCCTTCTTCATCTGGTTCAAAAATATGCCCCTTTTCAAAAATTGTTTTTACACCATCTTCAAAAAGGTCTGATTTTATTTTCCAATCTTTTCTTAATCTAAATTTAATTTCAGCCATATTATCTGCTCCCTAAGTAATTTAATAATTCAATCATATTTTTAATACTATAACCAAAAGAGTCAAGGTTTTTTACTGTATTTCTTAAAAACTCAATATAAGATTCAATAAGTTCCATTGATCTTTGGTTTTGTGCTATATGTCCTTCAATAAGTAAAGTTTTCTCACCCATGTTTGTTTTCACCCCAAAACCTGTTGCATAAAAAAGAAACTTTTCTTGCTTAAGACCTTTGAGTTTAACTGATTCTTTACTTCTTTTATTCAAGAATAAATTAATTTGATCGTTTATATCTTGTCTATAAACTAAAGATATAGATTGCATATCTAGTATCTTTTTCGTGTTTGATGGGTTAGTTGGGTCAAGTGATAGAACTTTAAATAGTTCATTCATGTTTTCGTTCCAACTTTCTCTCTTACCTTGAAAAAAATTCTCTAACCTCTCATTAGTTTCTTTTGTCTTTTCAATTCTTGATACTTCATCATTGTCAAAAACTTTCATATTTTTATTCATGTGTATTATATTATTTTAAATTAATTTGTTGGTTACGTAAGATAAAAAAAGACCAAATTAATGGTCTTTTTTGTTTTTTATATCTTATTTAGTATTATTTGAAATCGCTGAACTTTGTTATTTTTGATTCATATTCTGCTTCTACTTCATCCATCATTTCACCTGTTTCGGAAACTTCCTCATCAGATGTGATGTCATTTTCCATTTCTGGTATTACTGGTTCTTCACCATTTTTGCATGCTAGTAAAAAGTTATAAACATGTTGTACTGATTCCATAGATTTTGAAATGTGGTCGTTTGCCCAATCATGGTCTTTTAATAATTGATCAACTTCTTCATTATCCATGTCCAATATCTCACCTGCCATTCTGCATATGTGTTCTAGGTTAGAGAAAAACATATAGTTTTCATTTTTTTCTTTACTATCTTCTAAGCCTTCTGTTATCTTATTAATTTTCATAATGTTATGTTATTTTTGTTATATATTAATATTTTAAATTACTTTTTTTTAGAAAATAAATCAAAGCCTTTCATATTTCTCATTTCTTGGTCAATCTTATTAAGCTTAATTTCTTCTAAAAATTTATAATATCTTTCAAACTTTTTTTGGATTAAACGTTTTGCGTGTTTGTTTCCCTGTCTTAATATTTCATTTACATTCAAAACAAAACTGAATATTTTTAAATCCTTTATGAACTCATCAGTAAATTCATTTCGTAATTCCCTTAGTATTACTTTAGCTTCAATCGATTTTAATTTTTCAGAATCTTCTACCATATAGGCTTCATATTCCTTTAATCTAAATTTCAAATTATCAATGAGTACACTTAATGTTTTGTAATCTACATCATTAGTGCTTAATTCTTCAAAAAGTTTTAAGTGTTTCATAGCTATTAATTATAACTTATCAGCAATTTCTTTAAGTTCTGCTTTGAAAGAATTAAAATCCTCTAGTGATTTTGAAATACTGAAGTTATTTCTATAAAGTTCCTCTTGTCTATGCATGTCAATTAAACTATCAACGTCAAGATTATAAGCATATTTTTTAAAGTGCTTAGCAAAGTTATCATATGTTACTTCTTCGTCTCTGAGATCAATAAATATGATCATATTAACACCACCATTAGTATAAGAATTAATTTCAAATCCATCAACATCTCTTTTTTCGCTATAAATTTCTGGTGTCATTTCTCCACCTGACTCCCTTTCAACCGCATCAATTATTTTAGTTACTTCTGGGTTATTTGCTGATACATTTTCATTTTCGAAAAGCTTTTTAAATGTTTTTAATTTCTTCATTGTTTATTTTATTTTATTTATATATTATTATTTTATTATAATTTTTTATCAAAGATATAAAGATCATAAACCTTATTTCCTTTGACTGATTTTATATTTTTAAGAACTTTTCCAGTTACAGAATCTAATACTTTAAACACCCCTACTACTTTCTTTTTATCATCTAGAACTTTCACAGTATTTCCCGATTGACCTAAAGCCCCTAATATAGCAATATATTTACTACCATACACAGATTTACAGAAAGATATCCTCAAATTTTCTAAATCTTTCATATTATTTATATAAGCATTATCCATTGGTTTGTTAAGATCTATAATTGTATCTGTATTTTCTGCCACAATGGTTGCAAATTTTTTCTTCTCATCACCTATTGTAACATCATCCCTATTTTGTATTTTGTTTTTATTGACTAAGTTTTGTTGATTTCTTCTTATTTGGTTAAAATCAGCCTTTACTATAATTCCACCCCTCATTCCTTTATCATTAGCATTATATCCACTCGGTGGTAGCCTATAAAAAGATCCAGTAAATGTCATCGATAAAATCCTATCTGTTCTAAACATTCTCCAAATTTTATTCACGTGTCTTTTCTGGGATACTGACCACCCATTTAAATGCCATCCTCTAAGTAATGGCTTACCTTTAGACGAACGCCCTAGTACCATGGGATATACCACTCTCTCATGCCCAGCAAAGTGATCATCTTCTTCACCTTTATAATTTATAAGAAACATCATCCCATACTTAATAGCTTTAATGATTGTCTTTTCAGAATATTTAATAGGTTGATTTATTGGTATATCTTTTATCTCTTTTACATCTTTTAGTGAAAACCTAGAGACGTATTCTCTATCTTCTAATAAGTTATAGTTTTCTTTTATGATAAATTCAACAGGCTTATTGTTATAATATGCTTTTACTTCTCTTAAGTTCATAAAGTATATATTATTTACCGAGTATCGCTTTTGAATATTAATATATAAAAAAAATAATATAGTAAAATGCGAAATAGTAGAATTGTTAAAACTTTCGAATCTTTTATAAATGAAGATGTTGAATATGAAAAGCAAATATCTAAAACTGAGGTTGATTCTGAATTTATAAAATGGTTGTCAAAAGAATTTAGTTTGAAGCCAGAAACTGTAAGTGCTATGTCTGATATAACAAATGATCCTTCTGAATTATACAATATTGTAGATAGGGAAGTGAATGATAAAGGATATGGTTTTGATGCAGATTTGGAAGAAGTTCCAGAGGAAGAATTTATTAATGAATATGTTGTTAGAGTTACAGAAGAAGATTTAGCAAAAACTAGCTATAAAGGAAATCTATTTAACTTAAAAGATTCAATAGAGAAGTATCATATGAGTGTGACTTTTGGTGAGAATCATAAATATCTAGATATAGAGCTTGGTGTTATTGCAGAAGATGCAAAAGATGATTACGAGTCTATAAAGAAATTTCTAAATGATCAATATAGCCACCATTTAAGTAAAGAAGATATAGAAATTATAATGAATAATAAATTCATATTATCAATGAGATATGAACACGGGTTTTATAAAGATGAGAAAACTAAAAAAATAGATTCTTTTGAAGAAGATTTAAGTTATGATGGTAATATATTACTATAAAAAATAGATAATTATGTCAATAAATAATAGATATGAAGCCAATAAATACTATGATATAGTCAATGACTTAATTGATGAGTTCATAGATAAATGGAAAGTTAAGCCTACACGCCTAAAAAGGTATTTAAAGCCTGGTACAAAACGTTTTGATAACTTTCTTACCAAGAATGGATTGAAAGATATAAAAGGTGCTGAGAGAGTCCTAAAAGATGTTATAGAGGATAGAGTGTCTTTAGAAAAAGATAATGTTATGACTTTTGAAAAATATAATATTTTTGAGTCAGATATGTATCAATTTGAAGATCCATCCGAAATACTATATACTGGGTTAGGAAATGCAACTTCTGAAATGGAAAAACATTTAGCTGATTATTATGATACTAATTTAAGTAACATTGACTTACTTGATACCAGAAGAAGAAAATTTAAAGTATCTTCTTGGCAACAAGATAATAAAGAAGTGGTTATATATTCTATTGAAGATTTAGATATAGTAAGAGGAAATATGGTTGACTATTACTTTGAATTAGTTAAAAGAAAAAAGTTAAAAATATCCGAAGAAATAGAAATAGATATTCTTTCTTTAATAGACAAAGAAAGTTTTTATAAAATAATGAATGAAAAATTATCCTTAGGTAGTGAAATTTTTATTGACTATATATCAAAGATATTAGGTGGTAGTAAGTTAGAACAAAAAGCTTTTGATGATAGTTTTATAATATGGGAAATTTAAGAAAAAAGATGCAGCATAATGATATATAATAAAATTAATAAATTTAAATTCAAGTTAGTTCTTCTTATACAAAGGGCATCTGAATATATACATAGTAGAACAATGTTTAATCAAACTAAGTTAATACATAGTGAGTTTTTCACTTTTGTATATTTGATCTGCTTAACATATACGTATGTTTTAGGCACTGATTTAATAATATCTTCTATATTTACTATGATTAAGGTTTTGCTATTGGCTTCATTTAAGCAATTTATTATAGATAAATGGCTACTTGACTTAAAACCTAGCCCTATTGAATATATCATGTCTATAAAGTTTCCTTTATTCATAACTTTTATTATTTACTTCTTCTATTAATGAAGTGAGTAAATTAATATATAAGAAAAGTAATATTTTAATATGGCATTAGGACAAACAGGAAGTGGTTCTACTTTATCCAATGAAGTTGAAGACCTAGAAGGGATACTACAAAAGTTAAAGGATAATAATACTAACCTTATAAAAGCAAAGGATGTAAGGGATAGTGTATATTCATTATGGCTTAAAATAGAAGACAACGAAACAACTGCACCTGATGTAACATACCAAAACTCAACACCTGTTCCAGTTACTGTAGGTGGCATAAAAGCAGGTACAACTTTCAATAACCCAACTGATATGCAAGAGATGTGGGATTTGCTTTTACAACCTTATATACCATTAGCATCGTCATTATCTATAAACGGTCAAAATGTGAGAGAATTTGGTAATCCTAGTGGTTTAAATACAAATAGCCTAACACTTAATTGGAATGTCACTAAAAATACAAATGACATAACATCCATAACAGTCGATGGTCAGATAATAACACCTACTGGTGATTCCCAATCAGGTACAAAAGCAACAACTGGAACACATAGTGTTATTGTGGATGATCCTCAGGAACAAAATACTTTTTCAATGACATCTAGCGATGGTGATAGCACAATTACAAGAAATACAACTCTTACATGGAGAAACAGAATATACTGGGGTAGAATAGACCTATCAAGTCTAGGAAATCCAAACTTGACAACAAGTACTGCATCTATACCCAATATAAGCACACTAGTAACTAGTTCATTAGTTAGATCACTGAATGGTGCAGGTGTGGGTAATGGTAACGAACTATCAAACTCAAAGAATAAGAGCTATGATGGTATAAATGGTGCTGGTCAATATTTATTATTTGCCTTCCCATCTTATCTATCTGGTGCATCAAATCCTACATTTACAGTAAATGGATTACCTAACAGTGCTTTCACTAGAATAAGAACTAATTGGGATTTTACCAACCAGTATGGATTTGTTACAAAATACGAAGTATGGATATCTAATACACCCCAAAATTCACCAATAGGAACTTTTAGGATAAGTTAAAAAAAATAATTATAAATGGCACAAAATACAGGAACATTAATTACAGCAGCAATAAGACCTAACGACTCAGAGGATAGAGTTGCAACAGCTTTGTCGTCAGAAATTCAAGGTGGGCTTCATAGCAAAGAAACTATATTAGATAGAAATGCTATAATAGAAGAAAGACGTGATTGGGGTATGTTGTGTTATGTTGAAGAAGATAAAATAACTTATCAATTATCTTTTGGGGAAGTAGATCAAAATATAAACAATAATAATAACTGGATAGAATTTTCTGGTAATGATGAAGCTGATAGTGATTCACAATGGCTTAACTCTGTTATAAGTGTAGAGGTAACGCCACCTTCTTCTCCTGCCACAGGAAGCAGGTATTTAGGTGGGACTACAACTGACCAATCCTTAACTGGTGTATGGAATACAGATTTACCTGGTATTGTGTTCGAATGGAATTCTTCCGAATGGTTAAAATACGAGCCTAAAAATGGTGATACTATAAGAGTAAATAATGAGGGAAATTTAAAATATAGATACGATGGAGAATATCCGAATGGTAACTGGAAAAAAGAAAATGTTAATCAAATTATAGAATTAAATTTCACAACAAATGATAACATATTTTATGAAGCAGAAACTGATTTAGATATTGATTATAGTTATCTTAAAAACACGATTGTATTAGCTAGCTTTTCAGCAAATAATAATAATATAAATGGAGAAGTTATAAAGGTGAACATAAACTCATTAGGTGTTGTAGATGTCAGAAAACCATCTGAACAGGGACTCATTAATTTAACGCCTAATGACGTAATAACAGGACAAACTTATACTTTAGTTTATAATGGTAACGAATTTGAACTTATAAAGCACTATACATCTGATTCATTAAAATTGAAAAATTACATCACAGAAGACGATTATATAATTGTTCCTGAGAATCATCAGTATTGGATATATGGAGATTTAGATATTGAAGGTACATTATTAAATTTTGGAGAGGTAGTCATATCAAATGGGGTACTTAATTTAATAGGTGATGGCGTTTTTAATAATGATAACGGTGAGTTAACATTGGTATCTATAAATGAGTCTTTAGGCATTCAAATAAATAGCACAGATACGATAAATGTTACAGAAGAAGAAACAATATTTGGTCTATCTTACTCATTTGATATAAATGATAATAGTATTGGACTTAGTAAGTTAGATATTGGAAACTTTGATGAAGCTGTAGATGGATATATACTTTCTAATGAAAATGGTGTTTTTAAATGGATAGAGAATACTGGTGGGGGTGGAAGCTCAGCACCTGCTGAAACAGATACAATATATCAAGTGGAAACACCCAATGCTGTGGATGGAAATAACCAAAATACTGGAATTACCATGGATAGAACACCAGTCTCATCATCTAGTTTACAAGTTTTTCTCAATGGTCAAAGTCAAATAATAGGTGATGGTGTGTTCACTACACAATGTTATTTCACTGATAACGATGGATTAAGTGCATTGAACCTAGATGATGTTTCACAAGGGAGTGAATTATTCTATAATTCCACTGTATCAGGATATGAGTTAACTGACACAGATACAATACTAATAATATATGAAGCATAAAAAAACCCTTTAATCAAAAGGGCTTTTTTTATCCTATATTATATTTTTTACCTAAACTAAAACTTTAAATACTATATCAACTAAATCATTAGTCTCTAAGCTAAATCCAGTAGCTGTAGCATTCCAAATGAGTGCATCACCGCTAGATAATTCAGTTAAATTATTTGCTACTGTAGCTGTTCCAAACCAACAGTCAGAAGATGTAGTTTCACCAACTCTTTGTCTTTGTCCATTAACATACACTTCAATCACTGAACTTGGTGCTGGGTCTGCATCAAGTGTAATGTTTGTTAAATCCGAGCTACCATCATATACTTGATCTGGTGCGGTAGATTGATAAAAAGGTGTTGTATTAGCACCACCACTGCCAGATCCTACACCCTTTTCTCCTATATACTTATAGAAGCTTATTTTTGGTGGATTACTAGCATTTACACCACTAGGCACACCATTGTAAAATGTAAGAAGCCCTGCACTAGTATCTATAATCCAATCATTTTGCCCAAATGGTATTGGTGTAGTACCATTATTTTTTGTGATAGCATAGTTATACGACTCACCATCACCATAATTAAAAGGTATAGTATCTTTTAATTCAGGAGCAAAATAAGATTTGTCATTCGCACCACCAACATGTTGTAATTCTAATAATTCAAAATATTTAACAACACCACTTTCTTGGTTATTAGTAAGCGAGGGTGCAGTTTCGGGTATTAACCCTGCTTCATTCCATATTTGGTCAGGAAATACAGTTGGTCTACCTTCAAAAGGTTCGTTAAAGAAAGCCCTCTCTATTAATGTTTCTCCCTTTCCTAAAGATTGTTTAAATAATTTACTTGATTTTTGCTCTGATGATAATGCCATTTCTTATTATAATTTTATTTTTATACTATGTTTCTAATTGTTAAACTTTCGAACTTTCTTGTAGACCCTTGTGTTAATCCAACTCTAACAATTATATCTCCTGTGTATATAGCTGTTCCGAAAGTTATAGTTCTTGATGTGTCTGTGGAGTCCGTTACTGATGCAACACCATTGCTACCAGAACCTGGGTTACCAACACCTGCATATGGTGATTGTCCATCAACCCAAGAAGTCTGTCCATCTATTATAACTTCTATTAATAAGTCTGATGCCCCAAAACTAGATCCGAATCCTGATGTTCCTTGGAAATCAAGAGTGAATGTAGAATTGTTATTGAAGTTACCCACATTAAAAGTAGCAAACCTTGTCCCAGTGGCAGTATTATAATTATCAGCACCAAATGCTGTATAATCACCTGTTGGATACTGATATTCACCACCATTTAATAAAAGCTCATTAGTATATGTACCAGTTAATAAAGATTGTGTTGAATCATAATTCGCTCCATATCCAGAAGATGGGTAGCTACCAGAACCAGACGTTAATCTATTACTCTCATCTGATACAGAATCTACTCTATATGTAGAATCAGAAAAAGTTTCTGATGAACCATAAGTACCAACAGAGTTTCTGCCTCTAACTGAAAAAGAAAACCCAGTATCACTAAATTGATTGGTTCTAATAGATGTATTTTTGTTAGTTGCTGTACCTGTTTCACCATTAGATGTTGGTGTAGAATCAGGATCACCAGTGAAACCACTTACTAAACCATTCTGTATTTGCCAGACATCACCACTACTATAAAAATAAGATGATACATTTTCAATATCGAATGATATATTTGAGATGGAATCACCTGCATCAAGAGATGGTAAACCACTTATAAAATTACCCATTACTGGTAAATCAGCAGTTAAATTGCTTATAGAAACAGTAAGTGGGTCATCAATATAATAATCGAATGTAGTTGGTGAGTTATTACCAGGAAATATAAGTTCTAGTGTTCTTTCATCAGTAGAGGCTGTTATTGATGGTAATGTTATTCCACCACCAAGACCTGCACTACCACCAACCTCGAAGCTAGTTATACCTTTCCAAAATCCAGCCTTACCTGCTACACCATCGTATGGATCTACTGATCCACTATGTCTTAGGTATCCTGATGTTTTGGGTGTTGTTGCATCACCACTTAATGTAAAACTTTCCAAAGATGTTCCATTATCGATAAGCTCAAATGTCCCTTCGGCTATTCTAGCATTTTCCCCAGTTGAAACTAATTCCTCGTTTAAAAATGAAACATTAGTATTATCTGTTATTTCTGGGGTGTTATTAGTATATAAGTTATCTACATTACTTCCAGTACCAATCGCTCTAGCACTTTTAGCATTTTCTGTAAACCCTAAACGTTTTAAGGTTTCGTCCCAACTTTTAGGGGGCGCAGGGGCTAGTAAAAGTAGCATTTCATTAAATCTATCTACCGCAGTTCCTATTGGTGTGTTTTCTGTAAAATCGTTAAATATACCATCATTATAGCTACCATCTTCTGCATCACCTATAGTTGGCACAAATGTATATGAACTTGCGTTGGTTAATCTACCTTTGGAATCAACTGTAAAAGTAGGAATTTGGTTAGTAGTCTCATCACCGTATGTATCAGCAGTGACACCAGTATCATTTAAAGAAGAACCTGTGAATTTTGTCCAAATGAGTGCTGGATCTGTGCCACTTAAATCTGAGTCAGTGGTTGTTAAAACATATCCAGTGTTAGCAAAATCTCCTTCATCTATAAACGTAAAAGCACCTGAGTTAAGTGTGTCACCAACCACAGTATCTTCTGCAATTTCCCATGCTCCACTTCTGACTACATAAATGTTATTTTCATCTGCTCTACCACTTATTAAATCAAATGCATCAACGAAAACTCTATCACCATCTACTAATGGTATCGATTGTAATGTTTGTTCTCCACTAAGTGTCACTGATTCATCCTCTACCCTTATTCTAGCTGATTTTTTTATATCTAATCCTTGTGCAACAGAATCTACATATTCCTTATTTACAACAGAGTTATTAGATACTATACTATCACTATTTAGCAAAAGCTCAAAAGAATTACCGAATTGCATTCTACCTTCGTTTAGGTTAGTCTGACCACCAGTAAGCTTATTTAGTGCTATAGATGTGTCTTTAATTTGTTTTCCGTCTAACTGGTTCATACTGATATTTTAATTTGTATTATATATTAATTAATAATACCTACATTATATATTAAGCTTTCATATTTTAATATATAAAACATGAATAAGTTAAGTGGTAAGCAACTAAAAGATAATAGTGTTAATTTAACAAAAATAATAGGAGAAGGTAACCTTGAAATAAATTCTGGTTCGGAACTTAGATTCTTAGATACTTCTAGGTTATTCTATGAAACAACACCTACTGATGATGATGAGGTCGTGAATAAACTTTATGTTGATAGCATGCTAGGTGATAATTATGAACTTATTCCTAGGGCATCTAATATAACCACTGGGTTGGATGATTTAACACATAAAGGTATTAGACTTGATAGTGAAATAAGCTTAACATTGGAAGCATCCCTTATTATGAATTTTACATTAGAAGTTAAAACATCAACCTCTGGTGTTTTGAATATAGATGCTGGTGTTGGTGTAACATTAGAAGGGATAAATAGGATACCACAAGACTGTTTAGCAAGAATACAAAGACTTAGAAACACAGACACTTTTTACGTAGACGTATTACACCAACCTCAGAGATTTTTATCATTACCCCTTAGTGGAAATGTTGATTTATCTAATCCAAATGGAAATGTATATAATGTTTCATCACCTACAAGTATAATTCAATATAATCCAGTAAATGAAGTAAGTGGGGGTTATGCTATAATAAATGTAAATGCGGACACTAATAGCAACCCGATAAATGTTAGGTTTAATGGAAGTGGTTCAATTGATAGAATATGTGATTTGACAAATTGGCAAGATGGGGAAAATATGGAAGTTGTTATAAAATATTTTGAAAATACATACAAATGGTATTACTTAACAGAATTTAGATAAAATAAAAGATATATAGTTTTAATATATAGTATAAATATAAAAAATAAATGAGTTGTGAGTAAATTACACGGTAAGCAAATAAAATCAAGTTCTATCGATCTGGGCAAACTAAGTGGTTCAGGAATAGTCACTTTTGAGTCTAGTGCAGAAATAAATTTCTTGACAGGTGCTAGATTATTTTATGCAGATGCACCAAGTGTTGATGCTGAATTAGTTAATAAAAAATATGTAGATGACCAAGTATTCCAAGCATCTGAAGGTGCTGTTTATACAGCAGGTGATGGATTGCTATTATCAAGTTCACAATTTAGCTTAAACCCTTCTAGTGCAGGAGATGGTATTTCTTATACAAGTGGTGTTTATAACTTAGATTTAAATTCTGATGCTTTAGAAATACAAACAGGTTCTTTAGCATTAAAAGATAGCATAGATGGTGATAGAACCTTTACTGGAAGTGTTGACATAGGAACTGATTTAACAGTAGCTGGTAACTTAAATGTAAACGGTACTACAACTTTTATAAACACAACGGAATTAGAGGTTACTGATAATATAATAACTTTAGCTAGTGGTAATGTTGCTGGTTCGGGTGTTGATAGTGGCTTACGTGTTGATAGAGGCACTGATCCAGAATCTATGCTATTTTGGGACGAAAGTGGTGATAATTGGGTTGCAGGGTTAACAGGTTCTGAATTGGCAATTTTAACAGATGTTGGTACTGGGTTATCAAGAACTGGTAATGTTGTGTCATTAGACTCTAGTTCCTTAGCTACAACTTTAGCAGGAGATGGGTTGACTAACACAGGTAGTGTATTAGATGTTGGTGCAGGTGAAGGTATTACGGTAAATGCAAATGATGTAGCTTTATCTTCTAGCGTTGCAGGAAATGGTTTAACGTTTACATCTGGTGTTGTTGATGTAGAACTATCATCGAACTCTTTACAATTTAATGGTAATGCTTTAGAATTGGCAGATGTTGTATCAAAAGGTATGAGTTTTAGTTCAGCAGTTGATTTCACATCAAATGTACAATTTTCTGGAAATTTAGACTCTACTGGGACAAGTACTTTTGGAGTACTTAGAACAACACAAGCACCATTGGTTAATAACGATGTTGTTAATTTAGAATATTTAAATGGTGAGATAAGTACAATAAACCAAAGTATAACTGATATAGAAAATGGATTAATTGATGAGGTTATAGCAGGAGATGGATTATCTGGTGGTGGTACTGATGGTAATGTTACACTAGCTGTAAATGTTGGTAACGGTTTAGAGATAGCTTCTGATAACGTCCAGGTCGAATTAGACACACTATCTGGATTAGAATTATCAGCTACTGGTATTAAAGCTAGTGTTGATGGTACAAGTATTAAAATAAACGGAAGTGGTCAATTAGAAGTAGATAATGCATTTTTAAACGCAGAACCTGTTTATGAACTTACTACTTTAGCTACAACATATGCAAACAATGACTCTGTGACTACAATAGCACTCGGATCAACTCCTAGTACTTTTTCTAGAGTAGAGGTTTTAGTTAATGGTCAAAAACAAAAACTAGGTGATGGTGTTAGTACACAAGATGCTTATTTTGTTTCACCTGGACAAACATCTACGCCTTTAAATTTAGATTCATTAAGTTCTGGTGATTTATTAGTTTGGAATGGATTGAATGCAGGTTTCGAACTTGACACTGGTGATGATGTAGAAATAATATATGAAGCATAATGATACATAATATAACTTTAATATTTTTTGCCTTGAGTATAATATGGATTATACTTGGAACAGTTGGTGTCTTTTATAAGCAAAGTAAATTAAATAATTTTATTAAGACAAATATATATTTTTACACATTTATAGTATTACTATCTATAGCTATAATTATGGCTGTATTTTAGTGAACAAACTTAATTATTTTAATATATAATTAACAAATAAGAATACTATATGTCTCGGATAAATATAAAACAACTAAAATCTAACCAACAAGGTAGTATATTATTCTCTAATGAGAACAATAGAATAACAGAAGATATATCTAAACTTAACTGGGACTATAATAATAATGAGTTTAATGTAATTGGTAAAATAAACACAGAAGCCCTTAGTATAACAGGTGTTGGTATAGATGAGGAATTAGATAGATTTTTAGTAACTGACACTAATGGAAATGTATTTTATAAAACAGATGTCCTTTCTCAATCAGATTTAAATTTTATAACAAATCCTCAGGATAATAGAGTTTTAACTTCTACAGGTAGCCAAAGTGAAGCCAATGCAGAATCTAACCTCACATTTGATGGTAGTAAACTTAGTGTTATAGGTGGGGTTTCTTGTGAAACTGTTTTAGATATAAGAGGTACGAATGGACAGCTTTTTTCTATTACAGACTCATTAGAGGGTTCTTTATTTTCAATAAGTGATATATCGGGGATTCCAATTTTTGAAGTTTTTTCTGACAATACTATAAATTTTGGTACATTTGGTGCTGAACCTTTGAAGATAAGTGGCTCAAATATTTTGCTAGAACAAGTTTCAACTGATGAAACTACAGAAACAGGACTATTTTTAGATTCTAATAATAATATTGTAAAAAAACAAGTAAAGGAATTACAAGAAAATCCTTTTGGTTTAGAGGGGCAGATACATAAAATAGAAAGTGATAATAGTAATGTAATAGTGCCTAGAGATATCATACTTTTAGGTAACTATATAAAGAGTGATCAAGAGCTAACTGATGCACAGGCTAACCCAACTACCTTTACTTCCTTTGAACAAGTTTTTGATACTTGGAAAAGGTTTTCTCATGGTAGTTCTAATTCTTTATCTGATAATATTCCTGGTCAAGTTAATGAAACACAAAGTTGGAACTATAACAGTGGTACAGAACAAATAAACACCACTGTAAACTCCCAATCTCATATAGGATTTATAAGCAACATACCCTTATCATCATATACTTTGGATGCTAGGCTATTTAGTACAAACCCAGGTGATAATGATAGAATAGGTATAGTAATCGCCTTTGTGGAAGACGAAGATGATTTAGTTCCTAATCAAGCTTTTGGATTAGATCCTGCATCATATCCTGGTGTTAACACGACTGATGAGTTTATACCAAACCAACATACTTTAACTCTTCTAAGAAATAGAGATAATTTAGATGAAAGTTATTTTATATCTTATAACTATGGGAAAACTTCACGAAAAATTGTTGCGAATGGTTCAACACTTCTAACAAATACACTAGATGACTGGGGAAGTGCATTTGCTGATGTAAGAGTAGAAAGGGATGGTGATATAATAAAAGGATTTACTTTGAACTTTAGTGACCTCACACAAGATGTTACATTCCAAGACACTGAAATAACAGTTGATTTGAACAGTGATCCCGATTTAGAAAAATTTAAAGGTCCTGCTAGATATGGGTTCTCATCATTAAGTCAACAAGGTGCAAGTTTTAGTAATATAAGTATTAGCGGAACAGGTTTAAATGAAATCTATGATATAAGAAATGGTGATATTTACGAAGCTGATTCTTCTGGGACATGGACTATAAATACATCTAGAGATTTAAGTAATGAAATACTTAAAAGAAGTGTTGTGTTTAACCCACAAATTAAATCATTAATTTTTTATAGGGATGTATCAGATTATGATATCATAAACAATACCTCAATAGCTGAGCTTGATATCCCTGATGGTTATATAACAGAAGTCAAATTAAGCCCACCTGTACAGACAAAATTAAATGCAACAGTGGGTTCTGGTGGATATGCAGCAAATATTTATTATTCTAATGCAGACAGTACTACTGTTACTGGTTATAAAAAATTATCTTATGAGGATGATGCCACTGCTACAATTTTAGAAACGGTTGTGAATGATAACGAAGTTTTAATTGATGAATTTATCTCTGATAGTGAAGTTATAGCTAATAAGCTTCCATCAGGTGTATGGTCATTTAATACTTATTGTAAAGTATCTCAGTCAAATGCTATAACCAAGATTAGATTTGAAGTATTCAAGAGAACTTCTTCTGATGTTGAAACAGTTTTATTTAGTTTGGATACCATTGAATTAAATAATAATACGTTTGAAATGATTCAAACTCAGTCATCAAAACCTTCTTATGAAATTGATCCAACAGATAGATTAGGTGTTAAAGTATATGCAAACACTACTAGAACAAGTAATGTAACAGTAAGTTTTGAAATAGGTAATGGTAATGCAAGTTATGTAAATGCACCATTGCAAATAAGACACAGCCAATTAAGGGGAACAGGTGACGATGATTTACATCCTATAAACTCTATAACAAATCTTCAATCTGAATTGGATAGTAAAGAAGATTCTTTTACTAAAAATTCAGCATTTAATAAGAACTTTGGAGTTGTTTCTGGGAGTGTAGCACAGGGTAATGATAGTAGAATAATTAATGGGCAAATTGCTTACAATGATAAAATAAATACAATTACAGTAACTGGTGATGCTAATAAAACAATCACATTGACTCAACAAGATGGAAGTACTATAACTGCCAATTTTAATGATAATAATGATGGTGTTGGTACAACTGATATTAAAATAAATGCGTTAGACTTTGAAATAACTGATGGTGTTCTTACTGCAACAAGAGATGATTCAGTAGAAGTTACAACATCTTTAGATGGTAGATATGCATTATTAGGACACACACATACAGTAAGTGAAATAACTGACTTTCCTACTGATTTATCATTCTTTAATAATGGACCTGGTTATTTAACTAGTGCAACCGATACATATGTTGGAAATGTATCATTTAATACAGGAAATGGTGAATTGACACTAAGCATGTCAGTGAATGATGGGAGTCCATTCAGTTCTAACTACAATTTAACTGCTGATCTAGATGGTAGGTACGTAGATTTAACCACAGCTCAAATTATATCAGGGTCTAAAGCATTTGAAGGAACTACAAGATTTATTGATAATGCACAAGTAAGAATAGGTAGTTCTGGAAATGGCACATTGAAATTTCAATCTACTGGTAGTACTACACTTGCGGATATGGAAGGTGATATAATATTTAGGGATGGGACTTCGGGGTTTGTTGAAAGAGTTCGAATTACAACTGACGGTATTGAGGATAATAGAACTGGGTTGGGTAAACCGAGTAGACCTTATGTAGACATACCTAGCGGTGAGTGGAGTAAAAGGATAGGCGAAAGTACTTGGTATACAGGGGATTCTGACTTAAGTCCAGATGGTAGTGCTGGTTATTGGTTTATAACTGGTAAGAGAGACGTATCTAATGGTTATGGTGGTATTTTTATAGATTATAGTGATGGTAGATTATCTACTGGTCTGAACAACACAGGTGGTGATCCCACATGGGTTACTATGGTGGATGATAGTAATAATCAGAGCATTTCAGGAGAAAAAACATTTATAAATGATGTAACTTTATCAAATGGTTTATTATTTGATACTTCATCAGTTAGATTAGATAGAATCAGTGATGATTTATTAGGGAATGCAGTGAATAGTTTCATTTTTAATATTGATAGTAATGGTGATGACGTAGGTGCTTTTATACTTCGGTCAAATGGAAATGAAAGGATGAGGATGGCTAGTAATGGTAATGTAGGTATAGGAACTACTAATCCATCCAGTAAATTAGAAGTTAATGGTGATGTAACAGCATCTATATACTTTGATAGAGAAAATACTTCTTATTATGTTAACCCATCTCAGATAACTCGTTTAAATCTTGTATATGGGGGAATATATTACGACAAGGATAACACATCTTATTTTGTTAATCCTAGCCAAAGTAGCAATTTAGACTCTGTTACTGCTGGTACTCTTAGAAGTAATAATATATATCCAACAACTTCCACAACTAGATTTGTAAGAATGTTAAGTACAGGCGACTCTATTAGGGTAGCAGGTGATATTGTTGCATTTTCTTCATCTGATAGAAGGTTTAAGAAGAATATAAAAAATATAGAAAGCCCAATAGATATAATATCTAAAATTGGTGGATATAAATTCGAGTGGAATGAAAAATCACATAAAGAAACTGATAAGAAGGATATTGGTGTTATAGCTCAAGAAATAGAAGAAGTTCTACCAGAATTAGTAGAAACAAGGGAAAACGGTTATAAAGCAGTAGATTATACTAAGATATCAGCTTTACTTATTGAGGGTATGAAAGATCAGCAAAAAGATATTAAAAACCAAGACAATAAATTAAAATCTTTAGAACAAAGGATAAAAGATCTAGAAAATAAAATTAAGTAGAATGGAAATAACTTATAGTTGGAGAATAACCGAAATAAAGAAAGAAACAGTAAATGGTTTAGATGGAGTTGTGACACATATTAGATTCGATTACACTGGTACTTCTGACAAGACTGATGAGAATGGTGAATTTAAGACTGCAACATTTAACGGAGCAGTTCCAACTTTGCCACCAGATAGTGAGAATTTTAAAACATTTGAAAACCTAACTGAAAGTGACGTTATAGAGTGGGTAAAGAGTATACACCCAACTGAACATATGCAAGAAGTAATAAGTGAAAAACTAAATGATAATATACCTGATATTTTAAATTCGGGTTCATTACCTTGGGAATCTTAGTATTAAGTAGTAGATACACAAAACAAATTAAAATGTTTTTATATAAAACCTAATATATTTATTATGGATAAGAAAACATGTGCAATTGTATCGGTTATAATCGGGAGGGAATTTTCATTAATGCCTTTAATTGATTATTTTAAGAATGTTTATATTCCAGAATCGCTAAATGTTAGTTTATATTTAGTGTTAGGATGTGATGATGGTTTCGAACTTATCCTTAAAGATGAAATAAATAACCATAAGCTACATGATAAATACAAAGACATATACTTTATAGAAGGAAATTATAAATGTTACGATAGTCTAAATTGGGATGAGTGGGAAGAGTATACTAGAAAGATAGATCCTGATGTAAAACATAGATCAGCACTTGAGAATATAAATAAAGCCCTAGAATGTGCTAAAAAAGAAGACTACATACATTTTGTAGATGATGATACAATACCCCCTTACAATGCTTTAAAAGAACTTTTAGTAACATTAAATAAAAAACAAAAATGTGGGTTGGCAAGTGGTGTCTATTTTAATAAGACTTGGGTAGAACCTACTATTGCAGTAAGTTTCGAAGAAGCTAAAAGAAGAGTGGTTGCTAGCGTAGAGAAGAAAACATGGCAAGGGTGTTCAGTAGATGTATTATCCATTAGTGATTATACTGATATAGGATTTGTTGGAAATGGATGTATGTTAGTGAATGGTGATGATATAAAAAAGATACTACCATTGACAGAATATAGACATCAGGGTGATGATATAGCACCACCTGATTTTATCATATGTAGAAGAATGAGATATTTAGGTAAAGTAATTTCTATATCACCTTCAATCGTTGCTAAGCATTTAGACCAAAAAGGAGTGCCAGTAGGATTAACACCAGAGTATATAAATAGTTTAAAGAACTCAAATGATACAAAAGATGTTTTAGTGCTTAATTATAATGATTTTTTAGATTTTGATAAATTAAGTAAAAAATACCATCAGATATTATTGATAGTACACAAAGAGGTCTATTATGACTATGATAAAAGTGTGCATAATTATTCGAATATTGAAATTATAAATAGAAGTATAGTAGAGACTTGTGAAAAATATGATGACTATAAAAATTATAAAGATTATAATGGGATGAGTCAATCATATTCAATTTTAGAAGAAATACATAAATATATAAATAAAGAAGTTAACTATGTAGTTTATACATATTCAAAAGAATTGAATTTAATACACAGACTTCCTTTTTTAGATAGTAGGAACTTAAAAGAATTTTTAAATAAAGAAAATGGATAATAATAAATTAACAAAAGAAGAATTAGAGATAACTAGAGAGTTATCTAATAAACGGTTGCAATACATTTTAAAATTAGGTGAAATAAAGTTATCAGAAATAGAAAATGAAAAAGCAATAAAAGATATATACTTTAACTTGACAGAGTTAAATACAAGGGAAGAACAGTTCAAAGATCTGTTGCGTGAAAAATATGGAAATGGAGAAATTAATTTTGACTCTTACGAATAAAAATAATTAAATTGTATGGCGTTACAAACATTAGGACCTATAAGTTTAGGTGATATACAAAATGAATTCGGTGGAACAAATCCAATAAGTATGGGTGAGTATTATAGAGGTGATGGACAAGTTCCTGACACAGCTGCTAATACCTCAATACCTTTAAGTAATACTATATCATTGGGAGATTTTTATGGGGGTGATAATTCTATATCTACACCAACTTATGATGCCTATTTTGTAACTAGGGCTACAAGTGAAACAGGGGCATGTTCTGGGTCTGGGGCATCGGTGATTGTTTATCAAAATTCTTCACTTTTTAACACAACAGATTTAATATACTCAAATTCATCTGGTACATCATTTCCATCTAGTGGGTGGTATAGTGATGGAACATTAGCAAGAGAGTGGTTAGGGAATAGGTGGGGAGCAACAGGTAACATATGTCAATCTGGTCCTGGGTTTGGTGGACTTAGTTAAAATTTTTGCGGAAGTGGTGGGATTCGAACCCACACGCCCTATTAAGACCTACTTGGTTAGCAACCAAGCCTCTTCACCAATTTGAGTACACTTCCAAATGTTATTTTTTTTTACTAGCGGAAGAAGTGGGATTCGAACCCACACGCCCTAAGACACACAATTTTCAAGATTGCTACCATTACCCAGAATCTTTTGGTTTACTCTTCCTTTGTAGCTTTAGTGGGATTCGAACCCACACTCTCTTGGTCCGTAGCCAAGTGTTTTTCCATTTAAACTATAAAACTAAAAAAACCTTTCAAAAATTAATTCGAAAGGTTTATAATATCTTACATAATAATATCATATACACAATCGAATCATATTCGTGCTTGACGAGCGACTTGAACTTATTGATATGATACTAATTCTTTTCATTTTCTTTTTATAAAATTTGCACGGACGGAGAATTTCGAAATCTCATCTACGGTTTTGGAGACCGTTATTCTAGCCTTTAAAATACGTCCGTATATATTAGGGTGTACAAGGGGTTTCGATCCCCCGACCTTTGACTCCACAAATCAACGCTCTCCCAACTGAGCTACGCACACCATTTGTTTAGTGGGAATGGCTGGGTTCGAACCAGCGACACTCTGGTCTTCAACCAGATGCTCTACCAACTGAGCTACATCCCCTTTTTGTGTGATCCCGATGGGACTCGAACCCATGACCCTCTGCTTAAAAGGCAGATGCTCTAAAACCAACTGAGCTACGAGATCAAATAAAAAAGCCGAACTTCTTTCGATGTTCGGCTTTGGTTATATCTGTTTATAATTATATATCACATAAAATCTAAACAATTAACATCCATTACCGAACTTGGTTTAAACCAAAACGATTTTTTACTTGAACGACTATGTTTGTTAAATGTTTTCATTATACTATATATTATGTTTTTATTCTCCCTTTGTGTATTTTATATACTTTATTTTAAAAAAGTTTAAAAATATTTATTTATGTGCAAATATATAACTATTATTTAGATTACACAAGAAAAAAAATATTTTTTTAATTTTTTTTATCCACCATATACATCAGTCACTTTACCGTGGCTAACAATGAAATTTAATCTATTACCCTTAGTGTCCATATCTAATATTTCGGATCTACCGTCTCGTTGAACTACTCTTGACTCAAAACCTCCTTCTTTGCCATATTTAGTTGCTTCTTCGACAGTTTTTCCTATATAATCTGCTTTTGTGATAATTCCATTATTTCTTAACCTCATAATAATTTTATTTTATATATATATAGTATAAAATAAATAAAAGTTTATGCCAAGTAAATCAAAAAGTCAACAGAAGTTAATGGGGCAAGCCTACGCTCTCAAAAAGGGTGATTTGAAGTATTCCGATTTAGATCCTAAATATGCTGATAAAATAAAAGATATATCGGACTCTATGAGTAAAAAGGAATTAAAAGAATACGCATCCACTAAACATGATAAAATACCTGAGGAAGTGAATAATGAATCTAGAAAACTTTCTTTCACTTCATATACTAATTCTAATATGTAATTTTAATATATATTGTATGAAAATAGAAAAGTATTTTGAATATGTACAAGATGATTTTGAACCAGTAAAGTCATTCCATATAAAAGACGAACTAAATGGTAAAGTTTGGGAGGATAGCAAAAATATGAAAGAAGACATCAGAGAAAAATTACTGACTATCTCACAGGATTTTTACAACACTACTAGTTTAAATGTTGAAATAAAAGATATAACACTTACTGGATCACTTGCTAATTACAACTGGTCGGGTAAATATTCAGATTTTGACCTACATATCATAATAGATTTTAAGGATGTAAATGAAGATACTGACTTGGTTAAAAGATTTTGTGATGCTGCAAAGAATTTATGGAACAAAACACACGATATAAAAGTAGAGGGTTTTGAAGTAGAAGTATATATACAGGATAAAAATGAACCACATAAATCATCAGGTGTTTACTCTATACTAAAAGATAAGTGGAAAATAGAACCAGTTAAAGTAGATTTCATACCCGATGAAATAGATATAAGAGAAAAGGCTAAAAGTATAATGATGTTAGTTGATGACTTAGAGAAAGAAGTAGATGATTATGATTATAACGAGTATAAGGAAAGAGTAAAAAAAGTTTGGAACAAAATAAAAAAGTATAGAAAATCAGGCTTAGAAAGTGAAAGTGGGGAATTTTCTTTAGGAAATTTAATTTTCAAACTTCTTAGAAGAAATGGTTATATTGAAAAGATAATAGATCTTAGAAGGCAATCTTATGAAAAACAATTTTAAAAATGATAAAAATATCAGAAATAGAACAGGTAATTACCGACATATTTGAAGAAGATAAAGCACAGGTAAACTCAGTAGAAAGTGTATATGAATCAACTAAAGACAAGAAGTTTTTAAAGTTAGTTATATCTATACATGGGTTAAGGGCTGAAGATGTAGCTATAATACATACTAAATTTATATTTAAAGTCAATCTAGGTAAAACACATTTAGAAAGTAATTCATTTATTTATTTATATGATATTAACTGTGTGTACCAAAAAGTGGAATTCGATTCTATAATAGATATGAAAAAAAGAATACAAGATATAGTAGAATCTAACGATTTTGGTGAAGATATACAAACACTATCTGACTTCATCGAAGCACCAGCTATGTTTTTAAATTTCTATATGAGAAAAAATAAAATAACTGATTATAGCATATTTGAAGTCCAATATCAACCAAAGTTTAAAACCACTCCATGTTCTAAAACTACTTTTGATTTTCAGATAAATATAAATAATAATTACAAAGTAGATTTATCTATAAAGAAAGAATATAATAATGAAGATGAAACTCCAAATTATTATAAATTTTATTTCAAATTCTTAGGTGAGGTAGAAGAAGTAGAAACAGAAGATATAAAGAATATACATATGTTTATAGGGTCTAATCTATCTAGAATATTGGACAAAAATTTAAAAAACAAGTAACTAAAACATTTCATAGCTTTTATATCCATATTCATGATCAAATCTAGTTGATAAATATTTTTCAAGATCTATACACATCTCATATTCTTCTTCGTCTATCAACATTTTTATAACAGTTTTTATAACATTTTTTGAGTATATTCTTAAATTTTTACCATAAGGTCTATTTGTTTTAATTCTTTCATATACTTCGTAAGGGTCTATTACCTCAGTCATTATTATTCTTATTTAATTTGTAATTTTCTTTATAAATTTCTATTATGTCATCATACTCACTTAGTATGCCAGATTTAAATTTTTTATTATCATAACTTTGTTTCTTGATATATTCTTTTATATAATCCTCATAGTCTAATTGTATTGATATGTCTAAATCATCTTCGCTAAATTCTTCATTTAGTTTTTCATCTTCTTCTTCATCTTCTAAATCATTAGTTATATCATCTATGTAATCAACAGAAGCAAACTTACCCTCTTCTAATAATATTTCCAACTTTCTCCTTAACTTTCTATTGTTAATTAAAAGGTTATTAGAAATCATTATATCAACATAATCTTTAGTATGTTTTAAATCTTCTAACTTTTCTAAATCTTCTTCTTCAACTATTCTAACTTTTCTAAAAATAGGCGATACATTGTTTTCTATAAATTCTTCACTTTCATCATCAGTATTGATGACAAATATACCTTTTTGATCACCATAATCATTTCTATCCATTTGAAAATTTGATCCTATGAATGTAAAGTTCTTTTGCCTTTGGACTAAATGGATGTGTCCAGAATACACACCTTTGAATCCCTTAAATTCATCAACACCAATCATATCGTGGTTTTTATGTCCAGTGGATGTTAGGTGCATCTTAGCACCATTCAAATCTGAATGACATAATACATAATCACAATGCTTATTTTCATTTAAATGCTTTATTTGTTCTGATTTCTTCTCATAATAAGGCATTAGTAGGAACTTTAAGCCATTATAATCTAATACTGATACTTTATCATAGATAGACACATTTGGAATGTACTTGAATGGTCTTATGGTGTTTATTTCATCAGTACTCCTTGACCAACAGTCATGGTTTCCCACTATTATATGAAGTGGTGCAATCTTAGATATTCTTTCAACCTGATCCATAGCGAAGTTAAGGAGGTTAATAGGGATAACATTTCTATTATCAAATAAATCCCCTAGGTGTACTATGATATCACCTTCTTCTACTATTTCTTCTAATTTTGGTATTAAGAATTCATCAAAATATTCTCTGTGGACATTAAGCCACTTTTCTGTTTTATTTGGATATCCCAAGCCAATGTGGGTATCACCAATAAGTATCATTTTGTTTGCCATGGTACATATTTTAGTATTATATAGCAGTATTGTAGAAAAGTTTAAAATGAAATTTAATATATAACCTATGAAACATATTAAATTATTTGAAAATTTTAAAAGTCAAAATATATTTATTCCTGAAAATAAATATATTAAAATAAATAGTAATAAATTAATTGACTTTTTTAAAGGACTAGCTATTAAAGTGGTATATGAAGACTTATCCTTAAAAGATATTGGTGCTATTAGTGAGAAAATATATGAGTTAGAATTTCCAATTGAACCTTTCAATTACGATGGTAGTATTAACACAAATATATTTTCTGATATAGTATATAAATTAGAAAGATACCATTTTATAGAAAAAGTATATATAGATACAAATAAATATTTTATTCGCATTGAATTTAAAGAGGGTTTAAATGTTGAGTTGTATTAAATTATATAATTCAAGTTTAATATATATGTTAATAGAGACTTTTAACAAGTTAATATATAAAATATAAAAAAAAGACTAAAATAATGGCATTACCACATTTTACACAAATTTCAAATACAGGAAGTCCAGGTGGACCTGGTACATTACCTGATGAAGTTGTATACAAGAATTTATTTGAGATAACTTTTATTTTACCAGTTATCCTACAAGCTCAAGGTAGAGATCCTATTTTATTGCTTGAAAATGCAACTAAGATTGATTTAAACGCAGCTAAATTAACAGCTTTTGATGTTCAGAAACAAACTCAACGTTACAAGTATTCTACAAGAGAGTTTTTATCAACACCTACACAAACCTCTGGTGAGATAAATATCCCACTACAGGTTAATGTTAACCAAGAAGGTGCTATGGAAACTTGGAATACAATGAAAGCATGGTATGATTTGCTATTTAATTCTCAAAACGGATCACTTCATTATAAGAGTGATATGATTGGTACAATTATAGTTAATCAACATGATAAGAAAGGGGTTGTACTAAGACGTGTGACATTTCAAAACGTTCAAATAAAAGAATTAGATGGATATGATCTAGATTGGAGTTCTAACGATATCGTACAAGAGCTTAACGCTAACTTTGTATGGGATTACTTCATCGATGAATACATTGACCAAAACTTTACTATTAATCCACCATTGGTATCAGGATACTAAGATAGTAAACATATTTAAAAATACCCATATAACTATATGGATTAAAAGTGAAATAGTTTTATTCTGTTTCACTTTTTTATTATAGATAGATGAATAAAGACAGAGAAAATATAATAAATAAGATATCTAATGGATCTCATAATAGAATGAGGGAAAGTTATTTTAAAAATAACTTTCCTGAATATTATAATGAGATAATTAACTATACTGATAATTTGGATCTCGCTTTTAAACAAAGGTTATGGCATTGGGTTAATGAAGAAAAATATTACATAAAGTGCTATTGTGGTAATAAAGTATCTTTCCAAACATCTTGGAAAAAGGGTTATAAAAATTATTGTTCTACCAAATGTTCTTCTAATTCTAAAGAGGTTAGAGAAAAAGCTACCAAGACCATTGAAAATAAATATGGTGTTTCTCATTATTCTAAAACAAAAGATTATGTAGATAAAGTTAAGAAAACTTCATTAGATAGATATGGTGTTGATAACTTTTCCAAAACTGATGAGTACGTTGAAAAGTCTAAAAAAACTTACAAAGAAAAATATGGGGTTGATTCTTATACGAAAACCTATGAATATATAGAAAAATCTAAAAAAACAGCTTTAGATAAGTATGGGGTTGATTCTTATACAAAAACCGATGACTTTAAAAGAAGATTTTCGAAAACAATGAATAAGAAATATAATAGTAATAGCCTTTGTACAGTTTTTAATCATATATCAAGTCTGTCATCGATTAAAGAAAAAGAATTACTAGATTTTGTAAATGAGCATTATAATGGGGATGTTATAGAAAACTATAAAGATAAATATGAAATAGACGTTTATTTACCAGATATGAAAATAGGATTTGAATTTAATGGTCTTTATTGGCACTCTAATAAATTCAAAGACAAGAACTACCATTTAAACAAAACTAAGCATTTTTATCAAATGGATGTTAGAATAATACACATATGGGAAGATGATTGGGTGAATAACAATCATATAATTAAATCTCAAATATTATATTATATCAACTCTATATCTAGTAGAATTTATGCTAGAAAATGTATTATAAAAGAGATCGATATTGAAAAGTCTTCAAATTTTTTAAACGAAAACCATATACAAGGGACATGTAATAGTGTTCTTAAGTTGGGAATGTTCTATAATGATGAATTGGTATCTGTTATGACCTTTGATAAGTTCGAAGGTAGAAAAAAAATGGGTGATCATGAGTGGAATCTTAATAGGTTTTGTAGCAAAATAAACACCACTATATCTGGTGCATCATCTAAATTTATATCATTTTTTATAAAAAAATATAACCCAAAAAGAATAATAAGCTATGCTGATTACTGTTGGAGTAATGGTAAAGTATATGAAAAATTAGGATTTGTTAAAAAATATACTTCTAAGCCAGATTACAAATACATAATAAATAATAAAAGAGTTCATAAATCAAATTTAAGGAAAAGTAGAACTAGGACAAAATTAACTGAATCACAGTATGCAGTTAATAATAATATACTCAAAGTATATGATTGTGGAAAAATAAAATATGAAATGGTATTAAACAAAAAAAGCGAACTCTAATGTTCGCTTTTTTAGTACTTTGGCTTAGGTATGTTATTTCCCATACTTTGCGCATTTTTCATTATAGAATCAGCGTTAAAATTAGATGAAGATTCTTTTTCTTGATTCTTCTGCTTCTTTTCCTCTTCTTCTATTATCTCATTTACTAGTTTTATATTTTCTTCAAATTGCCAAAAAGGATATGAATCTATAGAACTTTCTTGTAAATGAAAATGCTTTTGAAGTAGTAACTTATTCTTCAAGATATGACTCAAAGGCATCTTGAATAACGAAAATACTTGATGCTCCGCTGGGAAACTTCATGGGAGTGCGGACCTCCTCACCACACTCTGACATTTTTTTAAGCTCTTTGATACCGAATGTTAATTTACCAACTGCTGAATTTACAAATTGAAATGATATATTGTCCATTTCTTTGAATTCCTTTAGTTTAGATTTTATCCCCTCATACGAAATAGAAGTTCTATTTGGTAACAAGAAAGGAATAATTTTTAAAAAAGACATATCTAACTTTTTACCAGTTCCAGCTTCTTTATTCTTTTGAGTTTCCTTAACAATGTAATCACTAAAAGCTTTTTGAATACCAATAGTTGGTGGTGCGATCTCAAAACTTTTCCCATTTTTGATATTGAATTTATAACTTCCAGATGATGGGATAAAATACTTATCTAGTGCATCACTAACTTCATGAAATACAAAATTATCTTTTTTCAATTCTATACCCATTTCTTCATCACCATCACCACAAGGTGAAGGGACTTTTACAGTTAAAGAGTTCCCTTTTTGGAATGTAAGCTCTCTTATCAAGAATATAATGTACAACCTATCTTGGTCTTTTATATCTAAATAAGTTCCAATATCCCCATTACTGTATTTAACTCTTACACACGATTGTAGCATACCATTCATTTTTTCCACTATATCGTAAAAATTGTCATCATCAACTGTTGAGTAAGATTGTATCTCAGCTACTTCTGCTGGTCTTATCATAAGCAGTGTACCCTCTGGGTAAAATTTACCACATGGTAACATTTTTACATCAAAAGAGTAGTATTTTAAATCACTGACTCTTCCTGTGTTAGATGATGATGCATTACTCTCATTATCCACAGTATCATTTTGTTCTTCTTTACCTTTACTACCACTTTCTAAACCCTCTAGGTGTTTTTTTAAGTAGTCTTCCTCGGTCAAATCTTTTTCTTTATCAGACATTATTTATCATTATTTTTATTACTATATATATTCGGAATATACATACTTCCTGTTATATAGAAAAAAATATAAAAGTTTAATTGATTTTATTTTTATATATCCATTTTTTCTTCCCACTATCCCAAATTCTAAATGCATTGAATTCTTCATACATTATATCTTGTTCGGATTTACTACTATCATATCCTTTTTTTATAAGAGATGATTTACTGAATCTGGATTTATGATTTCTTATATGGTTAATTACCCAAGTATAAGATATTGGAACATTTTTATGAAATTCAAATCCCATTTTGCTATACGTTTGTCCGTTAAAAATAGAATTATCAGAGAACGTTATGACCTTCTTTGGGTTGAATTTTTTTATGAAAAACTTAAATAGCCTATTAGCACTACCTATTACATTTGTGTTTATTTTATTACAAAATCTGATTAATTCAAATGTGTTATCATTTTTACTATATCCTCTTGGTATAGAAAAACACATTAATGACACCAATTCATCTTTGTAGTACAACCCTATTTTACTCCCAGAGTTACAGTTTCCCTGTATATGATTTTCATTTAAAAAATATCTGGACTCACTTAAACTAACTTCCTTTATAAAACAGTCTCTTCCATATATTCTATTAGGAGTTAACCCCATTGAATTTTTTAAAATAGATTTTATTATATCATTTCTAAGTATCCAATCATCTTCCCACACGTGAATTAATCTTATATTTCTATTTTGACACTCTTTCGTTTTATCATAGTGGTACAATCTACTTTTATTGATCTCACTATGCCAGTATAAACCATTAAATTCTATTGCTAATTTTAGTTTGGGTATAAATATATCTAATTCTTTTCCATTAAGAACTGTTCTGTCATTTTCTATAATTTTGCTCTTATATATTTCATTAATATATGCTTTAAGGTTTCTCTCCATGCCAGAAACACCATCATTAAAAGGATTGCAATGTGTACAGAGTAATGTATTATTTTTATACCTTAAGTGTAGATACTCTCTGTGTATATTAAAATGATTATTGCATATTCTACAATTTAGTGTAGCTGTCCTATTTAGGTAGTTAACATCTACAAACTCTACATTTTTTATATTTTTAATTTTTTTTAATACAGATTTTAGGAAATTATTGTTCTTGGATTTATTGCTATTTATAACTGATTTATTATGAACATCTACATTAGACCATGGGTGTTCTGTGCCATACCTCTCTAATGAAGTTTTTTTATAAGATTCCTTATATGATTCTACATTATTTTTAAATGATTCTACTCTTTTATCAAGTATAATCTTATTCTTGGATGGATTTGATACACCCCAATTTTTCTTTAAGGTGTCAATAGATTTTTTCTTGATATCAGCATTCATTATCGGTGAGTTATGACCATATCTCTCATTGTTCGTCTTGATAATCTTATCTTTAACCTTCTTTGATTGAGCAGGGGCTTTAGTACCCCATTTTTCTAATGATTTCTTCTCTTTATGCTTTATCATCTTTGGATCACTGCTTATGCATTTATTAGAACAATAATCCCTATAACCTAAAGTTTTGTTTCTAAATTTGGTTGTTTTATTACAGTTAGTATTTTTACACGTAGGTACAGCAATCTTATTGTTTAAAAATAAGTATATAATTTCTTTTAGTGGTATATCTTGTATTTTATTTTTTAAAGACCAATCTATCATATAAGATAATTCATTTGGATAGTTTTTTTCCAAATAACTTCTCTTACTCATTTTTCCAGATTTATCTTCTTTCTTGAAAATATCAAAATTCATTATACAATTCGATTTAATTTTATATCAAATATATAAATTTTGTTTATAAAAAACAAATGAGCCGATTAATTAAATTAATCGGCTCATTCTTAATATATGTGCTTACTTATGAATTTATAAATCCACCTGCTGATATAGCACCTGTTCTCAATATAGTAATATTGTTAACAATTATTCCCATTCCGCGGATGGGTTCAACGTAAGTATCCAAAACACCAATTTGGTTATCTATTATTTCAGGTGTATTATTCTCATCATCCATTTTATTGAAAAAGTTGAATAAACCATTCTTACTTACATAAGTCTCACAAATAACATCTGCTCTCAATTTAATTTCAGATCTAACGTCTGGTGTATTAAACCTCCATTGATATTCTAATAACATACTAGAAAGTTCCCTTTCAAGCTCTATCAATACTTCTCTAACATGTATGAAAGATAATGCTGAATTGAATAAAGTCTGTGCTGTATTCTCAGTTTCGATTATATAACCTCTGTTTCTTTTAAAAACAATTGGGTTAATTTGATTCTCATTTAAGAATTCGATATCTTCATTGTTATAATCCATTTCCAACCCTGTTATGTTAGTCACTCTACCGTTGGTAACACCAGCTGCTATAGTCCATGGAGTTATTGAAGTTATATTAGAGATATGCTTTCTCATGTATGTAGTTGCAACATATGATGCTGGTGGCATCTCTAATGGACGACCTTCATCATTAACAGTAACATAAGGTGTAAAGTATCCAACTGCTGTTGTACCTGTTCCCTCACCGAAAGAGTACCCAACTGGGTTTATACTTTCTTTATCACCACCTTCTGCTAAGAACTTAACTTGTAATCTTCCTTCATCATCAACGAAGTTTGGTGATTTTTTAAACTGTCTTAAAGATGGCATGTTTATAAAACCAAAAGCATCTAATCTTTCACCACATATATCAACAAGTTGTTGTTTAGAGTTTTCAGTAAGACCTAATCCAAATGAATCAATAAGATATCTGAAATCAACAGCTTCTTTATTAGTTACAGCTTTAAATAAAGGTGTACCTTTAGCCATTAAATTAAGGATCTTATTTTGTTTTTCCTCTGTACCATCAGGTAAAGATTCCTCTCTTTTCTTAAATCCTTTTAAAACTACTGATTTATATGTTGATGCATAATTATCAACTGATACATATCTAGTTGTTTGTCTATCACCATTAAAATCTATTTTTTCTATCTCAGAATCACAAGTAATTTCTACTAAATTACTATCACCTGAATATCTTCTTTTGGATATAATTCTAGTAAGATTTCTTGGTTCTGTTGTTGATAGTAAAAAGTCACCTGATCTTACCTCAGTATATCTAGTACCATCTACTAAAATCTTATTAGGATTTTCGTTGTAACCTTCTACATCTTCTATTTCTAAACTTTGTTTTAAATTTCCTAATCTAGACTTAACAGTAATTGTATCATTTATCAAAGTATCTATTGGGAAGATAGCAGTGAAATCAATATCGGTAAAGTTAAGTACCATATTAGAATCATCATCTAAGTACATTTGTAGGTAAACATTTTCTGTGTCACCTGCTTGTGAACCTGGTTGTATTATAAAGTCTCTTGTACTTATGACACCATTGTTAAAGCTGTCATAGAACTCAGAGTATTTACCAATAACACCTTCGGAAGCTGTTGCTTCTGTAACTTTAGTTTTTGCACCATCTGTTCCAAGTATAAACTCATTATCTTCGGTATAAAAGACTAAGTACCCATCAATAACATCAACTAGTTTAGATTGTGATAAAGGTGTTCTAAGTGTAAATTCTTTATTGACATCAGTTGCAGTTACAATATTGTCAATAGTCACATCTGCTAAACTAACTTTTTCACCACTAGTACCTAAGCTCATAACAACTCTGTCTTTGTTAACGCTATCAATTATACTTACCAATCTGTTATACATTTTAAATCTTCTAGATTGACGATAATTAGAAGTTGATTCAATAGTTGCTGTATCTAGGAACTCAACTTTGAAGTCACCATTTCCAAGGTCTGTCACTTGATAATCAGTTCCAGATACTAAATCTACAAAACCATCACCATCAACAGTTACACTATTTATTTGTGATGATAAATCAAAGTCGTTTTCGTCTTTCAACACATCTATATAAGATAAAACAATTTCATCTTGTGACACTCTTGGTGCATTTTCATTTGTGCTATTAGTAAATGTTATACCACCATTAACACCAAGTGTAAGTGCTGATACATAAGAAGCAGTCCCTGATGTTGCAGGGTAATCTTCATTATCTAATGTAAGTGTTATAACACCAGTCTCATAGTCTAAATCTATTTTTTCATCACCAATCACACCAAAAGCACCCTCTTCTATTGTGTACTCTACTTCGATATTACTAGCAGTTACATCAAAACCAGTTTGTCTAACTCCATAAACAGATCCCTCACCAAAGTAAGCAGTTCTGTTATTACCGTTTTCAATTTGACCTTCTTCAACTGGTATAGATCCAAATGCGTGTGTTGCCTGACCATTATAGTTATCACCTAGTGTACCACCCATAATAGCTGTTACGTTACCAGGTAAATCTAAAGGTGTTGATACGAATTCAACATCTTCTTGTATCTTTTCTTTATATGAAAGAAAGTCTATATCGGTTATATCTTCATCTTTAGAAATTGTATTACCTACTATATCTAAAACACCATTATAAGAATCTTGTTCTACAGCATCGTTATTAAAAGCACAGAATAGACCTGTTCTATCAGTATCTCTATTGATAAGTGTTTCTATAAAAATGTTATTACCATTTAAATCTCTAAAATAAGGAAGTAATGAAAGTCCCTCATAATATTCTAAAAGGTTTACATTTCTATCATTGGCAAAATCTCTTAAGTTTTCTTTGATAAGACCATCTTCATTGAAGTATGCGCCCCATCTATTATCAACTGATAAAGATTTATAATCTGACCAATCACCACTAACAACTATAACATCGACTAAGTAATCGGATGCAAAATCTTTAGAAGAAACATATGGTGGAATTCTATCCTCTGAACCATACCATTCTAGTAAAGTTCTATCAAAACCACTTAAGCCTGATTTTACTACAAAAACAGATATATCTTTATCAGATAAATTTGTTAAGTTAAAAGCTTTTGTATCATCATCTGCTAAGTTTAGGAAAGATTCAGTATCTCTTTTCCAAAATCCAGTAGTATCAAAAATTCTTCTATATGGACCTTCTTTTATTTCACTGTTCATAGTTCCAGCAGATGTAGAAATAGATTTAAACTCTACAGTGTCTAAATCATCATCTGTTAAAAGTAAGTTCATTGCAAACACAGGTGAAGTTTCTAACATTTTAGAAATTGTTCTGTGGAAGAATGATCCTTTTCTTTCTAAACTTCTATCTATTTGTCCAAAAACAGATTCTAATTCACTTATATTTGTTAGTCTGATTGGTGCGTTAACTGGTCCTTTTTTAGAAGTACCAATAACAAGGTTTGTTATTCCCTCTACCGTAGGAGAAGTATTAACTGACTGATCAAACTCATTAATGAATATACCTGGTCTTTTGTACTTTCCAATTTGAATATTTGCCATATTTTCTATTATATTTTTTTATTTATTATATATATAAAAACTGAAAAATCACATTTTTTCTATTTTGGGTTATAGCTAGTTAATCTTTGATATCCAATCTTTGATATCTTGTTCCTTTTTATCCATCTTTTCTTTATGCTCTTTTTCTAGTTCGGGTATCTTTTTAGAGCTTTCTAAGATGTCTCTTTTTATATCTGATATTTGATCTTTAACATCAGATATCCTATTTTGTATGTCTTTCTTTATATCATCGTTAGCATCAGATAATCTATCGTTTAGTTCATCTAATTCTATATTTTTTTTGGTTTCCCTTTCTTTTAAGTCGTCTACTTTTTTTTGCATTCTAGCAATGCTTGAATATGATACTAAGAATGGGTTTCTTTGATCATCTTTTGTTATTATTTTGTCTAATTCATCTGATATATTCTCTGGTGGGTTTTTAAATAATGAATCTACTTTTGATTTATTAGATTTGTAGTATGATATTTGATCTTTGACATCATTAAGCTTTTCTTTGGATAACTTTACATCCTCTTCATCTGTGTCATTTACTTCAAAATCTTCTAAAAATAATTCGTATTTTTTTAAATATATCATTTTAATTTAATTTTTTTATCATGTCTTTATAATTCTTAGAATCGTTAGGACCATAAAAAGTTTTGTCTATGTCTAACATCTGTATAGCATTACCATCTTTGTCTTTAAGTTGAAATATATTTCTAGCAACAACATTTTTTAACCCCTGTGGTTTAACATTTTCATTATTAGTATTAAATTCTAAAATATTTATTGCTTTAATATTAATGGTTTCATTCTCTACAATATCAAAATCTTCTTTAGATATCTTACCAAAGAAAACTATTTTAGGCTTCATTTCAATTTCTTTTAAATCACCTTTTTTAACATCAAAATCTTCATTCAAGTATTTATCAAAATTTAAGAACGTTCTAGAATACTTCACATATACATAATCATCTTGTGTAGTAAGAACCATTAAATAGTATAACTCATTCTTACCAATGAGGATGCTATAGATAGTTCCATCTAAATCAGTTATTGCATCATGTTCTTTGAATTCGGATATGATCTGTCCTTCATCATTTTTAGGAGCATTTAAGTTAGGAGTCATTGTAGATACTTCTTCGTCACTATTTTCAGAATTAGATGTATCTGGTACACTTTCATCACTGTTACTACTGTTATCATCATTGTTATCTTCTACTTCTTCTGGTGTGTTTTTATTAAGTTCTTTTTTTATAATGTTTGTCCCTATTTTTTTATCACTAACATTAAGACCAAAATATTCTTTGAAAAATTTACTTTGTGCGTTACCATTATATAGTTTCTCACCATCGAGTAATTCTTGGATGAAGTTCAGTAATATTTTACCACCACCTTTCACTTTTCTACCATCACCTAATTCAATCACAGTATCTTTATCAAAAATTGGTCTATATTTTTCATTTCTTATTATATCCTGAATCTTATCTTCGAATTTATCAAAAACTTTATTTATTTTAAAAGGTCCAACTCCAGGACTATCAGGTGTGCCACTTGATCCAGATAGTTTTGTATAACGTCTAAATACTCTGTTAGATACTTTGCCACCACTTCTACTAGAAGGTATAGTCATAGTTGTATAAACCTTAAAAGCTCGGTTAAATAGCTTTACAATACTTAGTATTGGATCTAAGTCAACTTCTTTTATGTTTTTTGATGAATCCTCTACTGTTTTCTTAATATCTTCAACCTTTTCCTCATCAACTACCCAATTGTCAATAACCACATTATTATAGAAAAATTCTTTTATTTCTTTTCCAGTATTCGATTTTTCATTTATAACCATAAATTGTTTATAACCCATCAATAAACTTTTATTAGATTCATTAGTTTCAACTTCTAAGTTTATAATATTTTTTAATGATTTATTAAAATCCTTTATGTGTTTAAGAATACTTCTATCTAACTTTTCATTTTCTAGACTAAGTGTTTTTTTGCCAAAGTCAACTATTGATTTAGCAAAAGAGGTTAAAAAATTATCATCATAATTAGATTCTTCATTTACTTTATCAGAAAACATAGTCTTTATCTTCTTTATAAGTGATATAAATCTATCTTTACTTTTTTCTAGTTTAAGATATTTGAATAATTCTACGAATTTATCTTTTGTTAATGACTTAGACTCATCGCCCTTTCCACCAAAAATATATTTACTTACAGTTTTTGTTTTATCATCAATATCATCATCGTCAGTATCAGTGTTTTTAAGTAATCCTTTACTATCTAAAGATTCATATATATTTTTCATACTATCAACAAGATCATAAAGCATCTCACTTAATTGTTTTGTTGACAATTCCTTATTTGAATCGGTTTTTACTTTATCTTCCTCATCAGAATCTTCTTTGTTATCAATAGATTTTAAATATTCTTCAAAGTCAGAAAGGCTATCTTCTAATTCTTGCTTTAATCCAGCTTTATCATTTTTAAATTCTCTAATTTCAGACAGAAAATCTACTAAATTCTCAACATTCTCTAATATCTTATCCTTTTTACTATCCTCATCAATTACTCTTTTTAGCTCACCAAGTAGGTAAGATATTTTAAAAAAGTTAAACTCGTCTTCTTTGTCAGTTTCTTTTATAGCACCAGATGCTAAAAGGGCATCGAATTCACTCTCAATGTCTTCTGCTATGTTTCCTATTTTATTTATGCTATAATTAGTTGTAAATCTTCTTGATATAGAGGAAAACATTCTACCAACTAGAGAATCACCCCAGTTTATATCATTTCCTAATGGACCACTGCTTTGTCCTGACATATCAAATGCCTCATTTATATAAGTATTTTTATTCTTTAGGTACTTCATCTATAAAATATTCTCTTTATATATATTAAAAACTAATATAGTGTTTGTAATATTTTTTAAATGTTAAAATACTTGTACAAAAGTATTTATATAGCTATATTTGCCTAGAACTAAAAAACTAATTAAAATGATATTTGCATTAGACATAAAAAATATAGATCCAATTCTATTAAGTAAGTTAGGTGAGAAAATACCTCACATGAGAATAGAAAATGTACATAACTTATATAGAGATGGTGTAATAAAAGCTTGGTTTTATCATTATGAGGAAAGTGATAAGATAGACCTAGTTGCTGTTATATTCAAAACTGATCCAAATAAGATAGTTCAGATAATGAATATGAATGATATTCTTAATGATGTAAGAAGTATAGATTTGAGTTCTAATTCTCAATCGTTAGATTCGGTAAATGAATCTAATTTCTCAACAAATAATTATACAAATATTTCTGTAGAAGAATTAGAAAAAGAAATGTCACCACATAATGAAGAAGAATATGAATTAGATGATGTTTTAGATAGTATATCTAAAAATGGATATGATAACATTCCTCAATCTATGAAAGATTTCTTAAAAAACAGATAAAAATATTTATTATTATTCTATAAAAAACCACTTTTTAAGGTGGTTTTTATTTTTTATAATTTTTTATTTAAATTGTATTCGTTGATTTTGGCTCAAAATAGGCGATTTAAAAAAAAGTTGCATATTTTTTAAAATATATAATTATGTAAAATATTTGAATAATGAATTACAAGGAAATAAAATACAACGGTAAATCCTATAAAAAAGAATCAACAATAATTGAGATTCTTAAAAAGAATGGATTTTATTGGCTAATCGACTCCGAACTCTCAAACGCAGTTATAGAAATAAAAAACGATACTTTAATATGGCACGATGGTATCTTTCTTTCAGGAAGATGGAATTATGGTATATTTAAAGGTGGTGAATTTCATGGTGTATGGGAGAACGGGATATTCGAAGATGGTCTGTTCCAAGGTGAATGGGTTAGTGGGATAAGATAAAAATAAAACATATTATGAAAAAGAAAAGATCTATGGTAAAAATGAATCAATCAAATATAGTCTTTAATAATAATTTTATTTGTATAAGTAAATCAAAACATGGTACTTTTTTTGAAATAGGGAATCAAATAACAGAAGATGTTGCTGAGGCGGTGTCTATTCTTATGAGAAAAGTTTCTTTTGATGATACCATATGGAAAACAAAATTAGCTGAAAATGTTATATATGATATAATACCTGAAAAAAGCTTGTATTGGTTATCGGGTGGTCAGCAAGAATGGGACACTTTGATAAATTATAAAAAACCATGGCATGAATCATATATTTATTTTAGAGAAGAGTTTGAAGATGATATATTGATATCTGTCGCAGAAGCAGAAACTTTAGAAGATATAAGAGACTACTTCTACGAAAATCTTAACCTTTCTAGATTATATGATTACGCACTAAAAGAAGATTTGATTAAGTAATTTAATTATCTACTAAGCTCTTTTATGGTCATGACAGATAACTCTCTAAACATTTGATTATTCAAAGATTTGATAGATACGAAAGTATCTTCTCTGTAAAAATTTTCAGCATTAAAAGTTGCTAGCTGACCACGTGAATTGAGTCTTAAAAATATACCATTTCTAAATTTTTCTCCTTTTACTGCACCACCATCAATTAAGATGTCAATAGCTTCTTTAAATGTTAGATTATACATATTATTAGTTTTTTAATTAGAGTGTAAAGATAAACTAAACAAATGATACACACAAGAAAATATTAAAATTATAGTATTAATAAATATATATATCATTATGCTGCATCTTTTTTGTTAAAATAATTAACAAATACTGTTTTTAATATATAACTAAACAAGAATAATTATGGGAAATAAAAAACAATTAGTTTGCAATAATCCGTGGTGTAAAGGTACGTTCTTTTTTGAGATAGAAAAAGCCAAAGAAGTTGAGGGCAAAAAGATATTCCCAAAAGTTTGCAATAAATGTGAAAGTTTTGATCGACAAATGAGTGGTGGTGTAACATGGGAAGATAGGGAATATGATGAATTAACTGACACCTCACCACACGAGATAAATTACAAAGTAAATACATATAAAGGATAATGGAAGCACATTTTTTTGACATAGAATCACTTATAAGATTAGACAATGCAGTATGGATAGTCTCTAAAAAGAAACCATCTGTACCCATTATAAAGATAAGTAAATCCGAATTTAACCTTATCAAGAAGGGAATTTATAAGAAATATAATTCTTCTTTAGAAATAAATGGAGAATACTATTGGCTTCCAGAAAATTTATATAACAATTTAAAGATAAAAAGTAAGACAATGAAGTTTGATATAACAAACCTATCATTCTCTTTACAAGAATTTATGAATCCTAGTCTCATAGAAAATATAAGTTATAAAATTTTAGATCACAACTTTTTCCATTTGAAAAATAGAAAAGATGATTTATATGTGATATGTTCAAAGAAAAATAAGACTAGCTACAAGCCAATTATTGAAAAACTAGAATCTGAATTAAATAAAATAGGGATTAAAGTAAAAGATTATTATTATCTTTCAGAAACTTTCTATAATAGAGACAAAGACTATATATCACATGTAAAAGTAAAACTACTTATACAACATTTATTAGGTTTTAAAACAAGTGATGGAGTGTTCACAGAAGATCCTGTTAAAGAATACAACAAGGTATATTTCTATGATGATGATAAGAAGTCAATAAACCTATCGCTAGAATCAAATAATGTGCTTTCTTATTTACTAGAAGATACAGACATTTCTATTAGAAACGAAATATCAAATAAGATAAACAAAATAGGTAAGGCTATCATAGTTAGAGAAATAACACATAATAAGCGAAATGTGTTTAAAGAAAATAGAGTGATATTAAAGGATAGTAATCTAGTGAAAACATTTGAGAATTTTAAACTTAAGATCAGAAAATGAATAAGGGTGAACTTTTTGAATCTGATGTATCAACAGTTCTTAAAAAATATAGTTATGACGGTGTTATATTTAATCATTGGGACAAGGGAAATATGATATCTTGCTTTTATCCTGAACAAATTAAATTAATATAATCAATTACTTTTTCTTTTTTCTGCCTTTCTTTTCTTCTTTATCGGAAGTCATAGCATTTTTAATTAAATCATTTAACTTTCTGTTGTCCATAACTTCACCATCCTCACCAGAATCTTTTTCAGCTTTATCAGCCTGTGACTTTAAAACATCTGGATTTTCTATATCATTTAATCCTAAATCAGTCCTTAAGTTCTTATAAAACTTTTCCAATTCAGTTCTTT